ACACTTAAAGAATTAGCACGACCTAAATACAAATCTACTAAATTTCCTGGCTTAGCCACAGAAAACATGGAATTAACAATGCCGCTAATTGGTTGCTCGTTATAGGTTGAATTAGATTGTCCCGCATCCATCAAACGGTAACCGTTCATTTTGCGCGGGCGCCCTTTGTAAAAACGACACCATTGTCCTGCTATATAACTTTTGGAATCATAAGGGGTTCCATCGCGCTGAAATCCAGGTGAACTAATAAGAGGTTGAATTAAATATTTCATTAATTACCGCCAATCTCAACGGCAATTATAGTTGCGTTATTTATAAAATATTGAAGTAATTCACTTCCATGATTATTAAATATTTTAAATGTTAAATTTTGTTGTGTTGTATTACCTGGTGTATAAACATATGTCCAAGCCCCTGTATTTTGGGTTGAACCGTTAGAAATAAATACGCCTGCAAAAAATTTTCCTAAATATGGGTTTACATCATTAATAAAACAATTTAATTGCGAAACATTTCCTTCATTTGTGTTAAATGCTGCCATTGTTACTAAAAACAATATTTTACTGTTTGAGTATGTAGGAGTTATTGAAATAGTAAAACCTGGAACTAAGCTGCCGTTAATGACATCAAAAGGAGAGTTGTATTCAAAATTTAAGTTTTGAATTTGTAAAATACTTAAGCCTCCCCAAACTGGGGGTTGTCCTATTCGACTCGTTAAATTTTTTCCACTAACTAGTGCATTTGGAAGTCGAATATTGCTACCAGCTGAATAAGACAAAAGGTCACCAGCTGTTGATAAAGGGGATAAATTATTAAACGCTAAAGTTTTTCCAGCTGCCCCAGTTCCTCCTAAAGCAACAGGTAATGGCCATGCTACAGGAGCTGCGGAACCATTAATTGTACCTGAAACGGTTAAATTTCCATTAATAGTTGCATTACTTGTTATTCCAAGCGTAGGTGTCGTTATACCAACACTATTGGTACCTGTTAACGCAAGTTGATCACCATATACATAAATTGAATTTGGAGCTATTGGAGTATCTGGTAAATTAGTTCCACTAGTTGATATGTTTATAAGATTTGAAAAAACACCTAATGCAGAAAAGTTACCTGTTGAGTGATTAATTCCAGCAATAGAAACACCTGTTGTATTTGGAAATGTTTCTGTTGTAAGTCTAGCTGGCGTAATTCTTAAAGAACCAAGGCTTGTTGCAGAACTTGTTGGTCTAATTGAAAAATAAGGAATATTATTAGCGGGGGGTGGTCCATAAACAGAAGGCGCTGTCAATGTTGATCGCCACAAATTACTTGATCTAAAATTAAATTGCTTAGTTGTGTCATTGTTAATAGCCAGTCCAAAGCTATTAGGAGAGCGAATAATTGACGTAGTATTGGCTTGATCATAAGAAAAATCGCAAACAAAATTACTGTTTTGGGTAATCGCCATATTTTGGCCATTTAAAAAAGCACCTGTTTCGTTATCTCCTATAAAGCGAATTGATGGATTATTTGCATTTCCGTCTGGAAAAATAAAACCCGCTTCGGGCAAAATAATTGTAGGTGTAGAATAAATGTTTGTATTGTCTGAATAAAAAATCATTCGTTCAGCTTGAGGAATTTGTATAGGGGGCGATGCGCTGCCTGTCATAACAACAGAAAGAGTAAAAGGACCTGTTGTTGCATTAGTCATGTACCAACTATATGCAATTTGTGGAAAAAAAACGGTTACGTTTGCCGTTAATTCGCCAATAAACTTAAGAATTGTTTTATTTGCGTCATTTTCAGTTAAAATTAAATTTCCAGCAGATACAGCAATAGTGCCAACAAAATATGAAAAATAGGTTGGTTGCCCCCGTCCAATAGTGTACCAATTAATGCCGTCTGTTATAAAATAACAAGAAATTTGAGGATCAAGGGCGGTAACATTTCCCCCATCAATTAAAGCATTAGGAGCGGTTAAGGTGATGCTTCCCTGACCTTGGTTGCTAATGCTAAAGTAAAAACCATTTCCAACAGCACCTGCTTCTGGAAAAACAAAGGCATTTCCGCCGCCCCCTGTCCAAACAAACAAATCTGCTCGATTTTGTGCTGTTATAACAGTTCCTAATGTTCCTGTTGAAATAGTATTTGTTGTTGTGTTAAGCGTTGTCCCAATTGCTTTTAATCCTTCACCTGCTAATGCCGTAGCATCTGCGTTCGAAACACCAGCTCCAAACTGAAATGTAATCCATGTACCTTCAGGTGTTGAATTGTCCGTTAAATAAAAGGCATATGTATCCCCTGTTTCAATTGCCACAATTTGTTCTTCTGTTTCATTTTGGACAATGATTGTATTTGAACCTGTGTTATAAATAAAAAAATTCATCCCAACAGAAACTTGAGTTGCGTCAGGGATGACAATTGTTCCATTTATTGTGTCATCAGGCGGCGTAGCTGTTATTTGCATAAAATTTGCAACAACATCTGGATCATCGCTATATGACGATGGCCAAACTAAATACAAAACAGGAAGATCGTTTGTTAATTCATAAGCTTGATATTGAACGTAAGCACTTTGAATTGGGCCTTGAGAAAAAGAATAAGTAGCCATAAATCACCTCACGCTAAATTCGTCATAAATTCGTTTCATGTCTTCCTCTGTTAACGAGGCTTTGGATTTTTCATACATTTGAGTAAAAACGGGAATCCGTTCTAAGTCAGGAATTTGAGTTGCTGCATCAATGCAAACAGAATTCACAAGCAGCTCAGGAACACTTTCTGTTAAAAAGTTTGTGCTGGTTGTTTCGTCAATAAAAACGGGAAATTGAAAATAAAAAAGTTGATAAGGGTAAGCCACATCAGGTGTTGGATACACTGACCACAAATTGTAATTTGTGTCAGCGTAATATTTTGGCTCACCAACAATTTCTGGATTTGGCCAATAAATTTCACAAAAAATTCTATCACGTAATAAAATTTGTTTACGTGTTGTGCGACGAGTAGGGTCTAATTGACTTGAAACGCCAATATTAAATGAAGCATTATTTAACCACCGTGTGGGTTTTTGAATTAAATTGTTGCTTGGTGTTAAAGTGCCATCTATTGAAACTTTTAACCCTAAAATCTTTAAATCATGGGCAATTCGTCGTTGACCTAAAGCAATCCAAAAAGGAATATTGCTTAAAAAAACATTATCTGTTCTGTTAAAAATTTCTTGTATTTTTGTTACAAGCGACGTGTATGTAAGGACAAACGACATAATTTTTCCTTAAGCAACTGTCAAAGAACCTGTAAAACTTGTAATTACAAAAACACCATTTCCCACATACATAAATGTGGCAGTTGTAGCCGTAATATCTGAACCAGAGCCGTTTGATGAGACTTTTTGCCCTAAATTTCCATCTGCAATATTGTAATTTTTGTGATCATTCCATTGAACAGTTTGGTTTGAATCAATAACAAGTTGCCATCCCGCAGAATTTCCTGAAATAATTTGAAAACTTTGGCCTATTTGAATTTGTGCATTTAAAGGAGCGTAAATTACCGAAATGCCGCCACCTGATGCCAATGTGTAAATAGTATCTTTTGGGCTAATTAAACCACCCGCATTTGTTTGGATAAAATTAGTGTAATTAATTACATCTAAAGGCAAATTGATTGCATTATTTGTGGTCATTTTTTTTCTCCAAAAAAGAGGGGGTTTCCCCCCTCTTATTTTTAAACAAGGTCAGGGTTGCCGTTTGCAAACGCATTGAATTTGTTGCTTCCGACATAAACCAAATCAACACGCACACCTGCATCGCCAGTACCAGGGCTTGCAGCGGATCTGAAAGCTCCCAAAACACCAGGTGTTGTATCCTGGTTTAAGAACTGAATAACTTGGGATGCGTTTTGAGCAATGGTGAAACCAGCATTGGTTGTTCCATTAATGATGGTAAAAGTGTCACCAACGGTTGCAGAGGAAGGCAATGTGAAAGCTAGAGGACCAGAGGCACTATTAGCTACATAGCCATTACCTGCAACAAGAGTTGTTGCACCAGTTACAGCGGTATAAGGCATTGCTGTTGCAGAAGCTGAAATTTCAATAGAAGTATCAGAACCGCTTGGAGTTAACGTAATGCCAGCACCAGCTGTTAAGTTAACGGCAAGAGCCAAAGAACCAGCGCCTGAAGTTGCTGTCAAACCAGAACCAACATCGGTTGTTAAATCGGCAAACACTGGATCAGCGCCTGTAGAACCTAGAAAAAGCTGACCATCCGCACCAACAGAAGCCACATTAACGGCTGATGTTCCGTTACCCAAAACAACACCATGTGCGGTTAAGCTAGAAGCTCCTGTACCACCGTGATCAACACCAACAGTTGCTACAGATGTCACTTGACTTGTGCCATTACCAACAAGCAAATTGCCTGCTGTAATGCTTGTAAGACCGCCTAAAATAGGGGAATTAATTGCGTTATTTAAAGCCATTTTTTATTTCCTTTTTTGAAATAAAGTTAATATTAATTACGTTTTTATACATAACTTTAGGCGTGTATAAGCGCCTTTTACTTAGGGTTTTAATTTTTTAGATTAAAACCCCGTGTAAACTTTTAAAAAATTAAGCTTGGAACAAATCTAAATTGCATGGGGACATGACGCTCCAAACTTGCGTTCCGTCTTCCTCCGTTGCAATATAAGTAAGTTCTGCCCAATCTGTTGCATAGCCAGTTGGCGATGGATATGTTGCATTTGGGTCAGTTTGAATTGCCGCAATTGTTCCTGAAGTGCTTGTTACAACTAAATTTCCGTAAATAATTTTTTGAGCAACAACAAGTGGCAAATTGGTTGAAATCTGCCAACCGTAAGGATTGCTTCCAATAACACGGAAACTTGAACCTTCAGCAAAATTTGAGGGCAAGCTAAAGAATGTTGGATTACCTGGCGCATCTGGATCAACGGTTGCAATATAAGACACGTGTTGAACTGGATTTACAGGCGGATTAACACCTACGCCGCCAAAAGCTAAAAATGATGCGGCTAAAGCAGGGGCGTTTGAAAACCATGTTGTGCCTTCAGCAACTGAATAGCCCAAAACTCCTAAAGGACTTGTGGGCAAACTTGAACCACTTGTGGGGGGAGGCAAAACAAGAAAATCTCGACCTTCAGAAACTTGTGTAGAGCCAGTTGTGTTTGCGTTCCCAATTAATAAAGAATTTGCAGGCGGTGCATACAAAGTTGGGTAGGCATCATTATCATTGGCATAAGTAACAAGCCTGCTTAAAAACCCTGTAGAGTCAACAAATGTTAAATTTTTAGAAGCAAGTTGAATTATTAAGCCAGTGGACGGTATATTGACATATTGACTAGAGCTTAAACCAGTTGATTGATCCATATATAAACATGAATTTTCAGCATTTCTTAGGCTTAAAACAGAATAATTACCTGTTTCATTTTCAAAACCAATTGATTGATTGCTGCCAATTGTCAGCTCCATAGAAACTGTTGGGTCACCAACAACTGTTGTATTGCTTGAGTTAACAACGGCGTTGTAACCAATTGCAGCAGAATTTGAAATTCCAGTAACGGTAGATTCAGATGAACTGCCTAAAAATGTACATCTTGACGTAATAATATTATCATTTGGCCCAGCACTATAGCCAAGTGCCGTGTTGTGACTTCCCGTCGTTACGTTGTAAAGGGCATTTGTTCCAACGCCTGTGTTATTTCCACCTGTTGTTACGTTGTAAAGGGCTTCGTAACCAAACGCTGAGTTATTTGCAGCGCCTCCAATTAAAGCAAGGGCTTGATAACCAAAAGAAGTATTTTTTGTTGTTTGAGCAACCCCATAATCAGGTGCACCAACGCCGTTAACAAAGAAATTTCCGTCGCCAATTGATGAATTATCATTTCCTATAAAAAAGTTTTCAGTTGTATCATGAAAAAACAAAGGCAAATCCATTTGAAGAACAACGTTGCCCGTAGTTGGGTTAATGACGTTAGTTCCACCACTTGCGGTAACACTTGAAACGGCTCCACTACCTCCCCCCCCATTTACCCATTGCAACACTTGAGAAGTCCCGCCTGATGCATTTGAAACAAGACTTAAAACTTGACCTGCTGTTCCTGTTCCACCAATGGGGTGCAATAAACTATCGTAAACATTACCTGTTCCAACTGATGTAAGGACTTGAAGAACATAAGGCGCAGAAGTGGATTCTTGAATGGATAATTCGTCAAAACCAAGCGCTCCGCAATATTCAATAAGTTTACTATTCATTTGCACATTTGACGAAGCCGTAATTCCTGACCAGTTAGGAATTTCAATATTCATGGCGCCATTAGCTGTCAAAGGACTTCCTGTAATTGTGGCTGTGCCTCCTGTTGAAGTTAACCCCACACTGGTTAACCCACCGCCGCCACCGCCCCCTGGAATATTAATTGTAGCAACGCCCCCTGCAGCACTTCCTGTTACCCCAGAACCTGAAAATGTAATTCCCCCAACAGCAGTTGAGGATAAGCCAGGAGCAATTACGGCAATTGTTGACGATGTGGCACTGGCAGGAGCCCAAGCGCTGCCGCTCCATGATAAAATTTGACCTGTTGTAGCACCATTTTGAGCAATTCTGGATAACGGCAAACCACCTACGGCAATATCAAGCACAATTGTGCCATTTGCTGTTAATGGGTTATTAGTAAAGTTAAAATTTGTTCCTCCTGAAACTTCACTTAACCCCACACTTGTAAGGCCGCTGCCACCACCGCCACCTGTTACGGTAAAAACCACATCAGATTTGTTGTTAACAGAATCTTGCGTAACCGCAATAGTCATATTAGAGTTGGCAGAGCTTAAATTAATTGTAGGTGTTGTAGCTGATTGTGCGCCAGATTCAACAGTTACATTTTGGCTTGATGTTCCATCAACAACAGACAGATTAATGCCACCTGCGCCGCCGCCTGGGTTTGTAATAGAAACAGAACCATCTGACGAAACAAGTTTGTTGCCAAAAAATTGTTTAGCTGATGGACTATAAGAAACCAAGCCTGATGCATTTAAATTGGATAACCCAAGTAAATTTCCAAGCGGTGCAATACTGATTGTAGAGCCTGCCCCCCCATCTACAACGTTTAATGCGCCTGCAGTTCCTCGCAAAAGACGTGCATTTGGGTAATTAATATTACTTGCGGCTAAAACTAAAGGGCCTTGCAAAGGATCAAATGGCATTTAATAACTCCTAATTTGCGGTAACATAATTTAAAGTAAAACCGTTGTTGATGATAAAAACCGTATCAAGGCGCGGTAATTGAATGTTAGAAGCTGAATTATTAACAACCTCCATTGATAATAAAAATTCACCAACTGTAGAATTTGTGGCATAAAATTCATTAAAAAGAGCTGGGACTATAATTTTAGTGTCAGCTGTCATTTCGCCATAAAAATCAAAACTTAAATAATTGTAATTATCTAATGTCAACGTGATGACAGTATTTCCCGTTACATTAATAACGTTTTGATTTTGCTGTGGTTCATCAATTAATTTGCCAGGACGTGGCATATAAACTGGTTCTGGGTCAATTTTAATAGGGGGAATTAACTTATGACCGTTTGGAACATCCGCAAATTTTGGGTTAACAAGTTTTCCATTCCAAATTAAACCAGTGGCCGAATATTCCATTTGTTTAACCATTTGGTTTCGGGCACACAAAAAACCGCTGTAATCGCAACGACCAACGGGTTCAATATCATCAAACCGAACGTAAGTGTCTTTTCCATGGCTGCGTGTTTTCATGATCGCACCCCAAAACTTGACATGTCAGGCATAAAAGACAAAATGACATTTTGGTAATCAGAATGGATAGCGCGCTGGTATGCTTCGACAGACTCTTGTTTTAAAATTTGCTGCTGGGCTTTATCTTGAATTAAAAATTTAAGAGATAATCTGTACGCAATACCTTTTACAAATGCTTCTAAAAACTTAGGTGGCATAGGAGCATTGTAAAAAAGGTACGTGATATCTTGGGGATACCACAAAGCATTAAATTTTAAACAAAAACCAATGGTAGACGGCACAGGGTAAACATTAATGACGGTTGGCATGCCTTGATCGACGTAATAACCACTTAACGTACTACCTTGTGTGGAATTTGCGTTTCCAGAATTTGCAACTGTTGGTGACCAATTGATAAAATCAAAACGACTAACAGCGGCCAACGTTTGGTAATTTTGATTGTAATTATCAATGTTAAAATAAAGTTGCTGAATTTTAAGCGTAGCGCCTTGAGTTTCTCGAATGCGCCAAAATTGAGCAGCAACAGATTTTTTAAGCACAATCCAATTAATGATTGATGGGTAATAAGTTTGCTGAATTGGATTGTAAAGAGTAACCCACGTGTCGCCATCAACTGAATATTCAACAGCAAGTGAATAAGTTTCTAGATCAACAGACAAAACACCAATATATAATATGCTGTTAGCATTGCCAGCCCCATAATTATAAGAAATATAACCGTTGGGAGCGTTTTGAATGCATCCTGCATTTGTGGCAGGGTCAAAACAATTGCCAGCAACACCACCACTAGAGCTATAAGGTGTGCCTCCAATATTAAGACGTTTGGGGGCAAGTACAACCATTTCATTGTAGGGTATTTGAACAACATAAGGTGGTAACTCGTACTTTGATTGGCCAGGAACAAGCGAAACCATCATAGGATTAATCATGAAAAGATTATTCCCATCACGTCCTGCCCATGAAGTTAATTCTAAATTAGCCGAATAAATAGCTGATTTAATTTGCAAAGCAGTAGCAGTATTTCCAATAATTCCTACATGCTCTAACGCTTCTGTTAGCAAATCATCAATTTCAGTATTTTGGCCAAATACATAAGAATTGCTTGTTGAAACCATTTAATCCCCTCTAAAACGAAGAGTTAAATTTGCTGGTTTTTTCATAAGTTTTTTAAACAAATATGCTTTTTTAGAATTTTTACTTGCTTCTTGCATCCATTTTTCAATTGATCCGCCAGACTTTTTCTTTTGAGAATTTTCTTTTTTAACTTTTTCAACAGCTTGAACGGCTTTGGCAAATTTTTGAGCATGGGCTTTAGGCGAACTAAGAGATTCTGCATTTTTTACTTTGCCCCCTTTTTTGTGCGGCATAAATTTTTGTGCTTTTTCAACATAAGGATCAGCTTTATTAGCTATGTCTTGAGCACCAGTGACAGCCGAACGTCCAGCATCAATCATGCCTTTTACATCACCTGCAGCACCTGCTTCTGAAAATTGTTTTGCACCAGGAATCCACCCAAAAGCTTTAGTTAACCCAGGGTTATCAGCTTTCATTTGATCCCAAACACCGCGTTTCCAAGTTCCATCATTTTGCTGCTTAAAACCAGCTGCGGTGCGTTGCTTGGCTAAAGCATCTGATTGGAATTGACCAGTTTGACGTTGAATTTCATTGCCAAAAGCTTGAGAACGCGCTTTATCTTGTTGAGTTTCTGCCATTGATTGATTGCGATAGGCATCATTTTGTGCACCCATTGCTTGCTTATACTCATCACTTCGGCGGTCAATTTGGGGCGCAACTTCCCCCCGTCCTTTAGCTTGCAAGCGTGCGCGCATAGCGTTGTAGTCAATACCATTACTTTGGCCAGGCGCCATAGACGGAGATTGATTTAAAATTCCTTGGCTTTTGCTGTTATCAGCGCCTACAAATTTGTTATAATCAGAAGCGTAAGCTTTATTATAATTTTCAGCATTTTGCGCAATGGTATTTGGATTTTGTTTTGCAAAATCTTGAGAATACATTTGCTTTGGATTATAAATTTTTGAATACCTATCAACACTGCCTGCCAAAGAAGTTGTATCAACAGAAGGTTGAGGAGACACCATGTTGCCATCTGCATGACGTGTGCGATAAGCGTTTTGAGACATTCTTTTGTCATTGGGTTTCATTGGTTTTGGTACAGGTGGTGCTTTTAACAATCCACCCGTTTTCATTTTAGGAATTGGAGCAGATGAACCAGCAGAAGGGGCATTTGTTAAGGATGAATTGGAGCTATTACGACATTTTCTGTTCATTAGCGAATTCCTTCTTGAATAAATGTAAATACTATTTTTTCATTGGTATTTTCTGTAATTTGAGCAAAAACAATAGTGACAGGGGCGCTATCTGAATCAAATTCAGTACCATTTGCATCTAAAAGAGCTGGTGTGTAAGGAAACATCACCAAAGGATTGGTGTAAAAAGGAGCATTTCCCGCAGAGACTTGAGGGCATTCAAAATCGCTGGCGCTTTTCCAAACGGTGTAAGCAAAATCTTCGCCAATCGGATTAGCAATAATTTGCATTTGAGCCGTTGAGTTATAAACCATTTTGTTATAATCGGTTATAATTGGGCTTGTAATGCCTTCGCTTCCCCACCCAATAGATAATTGGGGAACATCCATAGCAGGAACTTCTACCTGGATTGAAATAACTTTGTTATAATAAAAAGTTGTTCTAATAATTTCGGCATTAGGACCTTCAAAAGTATCAGTATCTTCTTCATTAAAAGGAACGTTTACAAGCAACAAATCAGTATCTGCTTGTCGACCAACTAAAATACCTTGGCCTATAATTGTTATAGTAACGCCACTTAAATCTTGATCTGAACTAAATGCTAATGATCTATAAACATTAGAATTTCCAGAATCCATAGGCGGAATGCTTTGAAAAACATACGCACCAGTTGGTTGCCCATTTGCATATTCATTTGAATTTAATTTCAAAAAATATGTAGAATTGGGAATTAAATCACCGCTAAATAAAGCGGCTTCATTTCCAGTTGCGGGCAACCAAGTAGTGGTAATAGGTCTCATTACGCAGCAACTCCAGTATAATATTGTGGCAATCCATAAAAGCCAGCTTGGTTTAATGCAGGGATTTGAATTCTATTTCCTGAAGCATCTATGCTTGCTTGAAACCCCATGCCATTCCAAATATTTTGGTTTTGGTCAGCACCTTGAACATAATATTGAGACAACAATCTTCTAACAGCATTAGCTGGCGTTACTGGATTTGTTGTGGGCAATGCAACAGTTCCTCGAACGTCTCCTGACGTATTCCCAGGCACATTAGTTGAAGCAACCGTTATGTTAGGATTTTCAATTGAAACAACTGTTGGAGCTAATGCATCAACTATGTCATAAGCTCCTAAATAAGAAATTTTATTCCAACCAAAAGACACAGCAGCGCCTTTATCATTTAAAACAAAAGGCAAACCAAAAACATCTTGAGTTTGAACGGCAATTTTAGTTCCACCTGCAGTAGCTCCGTTTAAATAAACTTGAGTAATAGTATAAAAAGCTTTACTCATGTTATAAGGACTTGCAGCTTGAGTTCTAATGCTTATAGATTCCTGCATTTGAACGCCGTACCAATCTGTTCCAAATACAGTTAAATTTGTATCGGCTGCAAAATCAGCTGTAGAAACAGTTACAGAAAGAGCACGCGGCCAATCTAATTGTATGTAATAATTGCCATTTTGATCTTGCAAACGCGTGCAAGAACTATTAGCTACTGAATTGTTTAATGTAAGAGCACCAGGACCTGCATCAACATCTTGTTCACCACAAACGCCACCTGAAACTGATGTATAAGGCACAATGTTGTACATGCAATTTGGAGAATACAGCATTGTAATGCCATAACGATCATAGCAAGAGCTGCTAAAAACGTTTCCGTTTGGATCAATGGACAAATTCTCAAAAATGGGGCCTGAACGCACCCCATCTTGAACTTGAGTTCCATAAGGAATATTTAACATAATGTGTTACTCCTTATAGACCCATTGAGCCAAAGCATGCACGCCAAGACGTGTACCCAAACGAATATCTTTCAATGCCCGAACAAACAATGTTGTAAGTGCTTGGATCGGTCATGAAATCAATTTCTAAAGGTTCGCGTAAATAATGCTTAAATCCTTGGTGATAGTCCGTAATAATAAACCAAGCTTTGCTGTTGGTTAAAAACGTGTTTTTAGAAATTTTCTTAAAGACACCTTCTCTTTTTAGCGCATTAATATCATTGTTAGCTGTACCTGGCCTGTAGTCTGACTCTAATACGCGAACAGCGTTATATTGGTTATATGGGCTAATTAATAAAGATTTTGGCTGAACTTTAATGTTAATACCGGCGTTGTTTTTCCATCCATCCATAATAATTTTGGCATCTTCCAAAGCTTTTTCAGAAAACTGAACACCTTGGTTAAATGTATTGGCCTGAACGCCAGTTTGAATAGGATGTTGCGTCGATAACAATGGCAAACCGTCAGAACCCGTTGAGCCTGCATTAGTTGCGTTGTTAAAAATATTCATGGCATTGATGTTTTTAACAGTCATCAAAGAAGCACGCATTGCTTCAGCTTGTCTTGGAAACTCACCTTTAAACTGGTTGTCTTTTACTGTGGCTCTAGTTATTGCAAACTGTATACCATAATATTGGTGAGTATAGGCAGTTTGGTATACTTGCCCCATACTTCCAGAAGCTATAGGACCTCCATCCTGTTTTAGCTGAGCTAATCCAAGCGTGCGCATTTCCATATCATACTCGACCGCTTTATCAGAATGATAAGTCGAATAAACATCTTTATACAATTCTGGCCAAGTATTGTAGTCACCAAATACTGTTTTTAAATACGGCAACAGTAAACCGTTAATATCGGACCTAGTAATAGTCATGATTTATCTACCTTATTTACGTTAAAATTTTTATAAAATTGTTTTTATGGAGCAGGAGGGGGAGGAGCTGCATTGCCAACAGGCGCAGTTCTATAAAAATGATTACGTATAATTACCCAAGCATTGTTCCATGTAAGACCAGGAACATTTCCTGGAGCGGGCGCTAAATTGGTAACAAGCAAAGGTTGACTGATGGTAGAAATACCAGCGGAGCTAACATCAACACCCATTTTGGACATACCTGTTTGGGTATTTCCTAAAACTTGGGTTCCGTTAGCTTGGTAAATAACTGGAACTTGAATTCCAATAGAAGCTTGAGTAAAAGTTGATCCATTAACCGCTTGAACATCAAAAACAGCATTGGGATCAGATATGAAAAATCCAATAGCTGGCAATCCTTGTTTTGTAACCGTGCCACTTGGCCAATAAGGACGACCTGGAGACGCAAAATCTACACTAGTTGTGTTCCCACTTTGATACGAACATCCTGCAAAAACACCAATAGCAGGCTTAATTTGGGTTCCAGGCGTATACGGGCCTGTAATCGTATCAAAATAATTGATTAAATAACCGTTTGTATCAATTGTAACCAAATCGCCTGAAAAAATATTATTTGCATAACCTGAAGCAATTTCTAAAGTTTGTAACTGACCTGTCCACGGGGCGCCTGTAATCGAATTTTGGACCTGCATACCCCACGGAGCGTTGACACCATATGCCATGGCGATCTCCTTTATAAAAATAAATTTTTGGAAAATATGGGTTCGCAAACATTCGTCGCGCTGCCTGAAAAGCTTTCCGTGTTTCAGGGAGGTAAGATTAAAAAAAAGGCGCAGCTCAAGGCATACGATAACGCACTCTTACCTAATGCTTAAGTAATTGTACAAAAAAAAAGTAATGTAATCAACTAGATTTTTATTTTCCAATAAAAAGAATTTGGTTTTGTAATTCTTTTTCAAAATTTTTCATCTGAAGATGGTTCAGACATTAATTTAGACATTTTCCAAATTCTACTTGGAACTACTTCAGACGCTTTTGCGTTTTTGCATCCATCCATAATAATTTTGGCATCTTCCAAAGCTTTTTCAGAAAACTGAACACCTTGGTTAAATGTATTGGCCTGAACGCCAGTTTGAATAGGATGTTGCGTCGACAATAATGGCAAACCGTCAGAACCCGTTGAGCCTGGAACCGTTGCATTAAAATTAATGTTGTTAGCAGTCATTAAAAAGTTTGCTTTTATGCGTAATTATTAATTAATTATACAAAAAAATTTTAAATATTAAAATAAATTTTTAGGCAAAAAAAAACCCTTTGTTTACGATGAGAAAATAAACAAAGGGTTTTTTCATATTCAATTATACTGATGGAGAATCAATACAAAAAACATTATAGCATTAATAAATCTGGTGTCCAACACCTCTTTGATCAATTAATGTGGTGAGTCCTCCGCCAAATTGATTTCCAGAGTGGTTTTTTTGAATTTGAAGCTGTTCGTTATTTAAACGGTCTAAATAAGCCAAATGCTTTTTATGAATTTCAATAGGAACCCACATTAAAATTTGGTCATTTGTAATGTAATAAATATTTCGTTCATCGTTTTTATCCATGAAAATTTCTAAGCTTGCCGCCCGCGCTAAAGATGGGTGATCAGACCTTTTAAATGGCTCATACCCCAACTCAACTGCTTGTTCATAATTTTTTGTTAATTGCTTATTTCCTTCCCAAAAATTTACTAAACAAAAATGTTTATCGGGGTTATCCAAAATAACTTCTTGAGGGATATTCGAACGCACAACATCTAATGGGACAATAATATCTCTTGGATCACGTTCTGCTTCTTCAAAAGCACGCAAATCTAATCTTTCACGAAGGCTTGAAGTATTTCTTTCTCGAGTCATGTTAGTAATCCTCTGCTACAAATTTGACGTTATAAGGGTTTTCTAAATTTTTTGAATCCCTTAAATTTTGAGCAAACATTGAAATAATTTGATCGCGACTTTTATGTGGCATTTGCCTTTCAATCTCATTAATCATTTGCCGTTGTTCTGCGGTTAACGTAATGCGATTTCCTCCTCCTGTTGCCGCAGCATATTGTTCAGCCATAGAGCCTGCTCTTGGAACTGGTGCTACATTTGAACGATTTTGATACGTTGATTGGGGAGTATTTCTTAACTCAAAAGGCAAAGCATGATGATTTAGCTGCGCTTCTTTAAAAGGATTAGATTTTTTGTTAATGTTGTATAATTTTTCTAAATCACTTTTAGCTTGATTTAAAATTTCAATAGGGTCAACATTTGAAATCTCTCCACTTAATGTCAAGGCATCTTCATAATAAGCAACTTGGTCTAGAAATTTTTGACTTAACCTTGGATTTGAAAACAAAAAAGCATTGTCTTGTTGCCAATCGACAATAGGATCGTCTAAATTTTCAAAATCAAAATCTTCTGAAGAATTTGGCAACGGTTGGTCAATATAATCAGAATTTTGCTGTTGAGAATAAACGGGAGCTGTTGCTTTTTGATATTTGTGATATTCATTAGTCATTTTTTCAGCTTTTAACGTAGCAAGCTGATCTGATAACTCAATTTCCGCATCAATATCGCCATCTAACTTAGCTTGGCGCAAAGAATTTTTAATTGAAGCTTCGCGTGTAGCTGAATTAGCGTCGTAGTAAGTGTTGACTAAGTCATCTTTTTTAGCTAAAAGATTTTCTTTTTCCGCCAACAAACGTTTTGTTTCCGCCAGCTCATTAGCCATTTGAAGTTCACGTTCTTTAGCAATTTTGGCATTATACAAAGCTTGTTTAACGCGTTTTTCGCTTGGACTTTTTTTTTGGGGCCGTTCCGTTTCCGTAAAGCCTTCTGGAACTTCTTTTGTTAAAAGGTCTTTAGGCCGATTAGCAAGTTTTTCTAAAACGCTTAGCTCCCCGTTACTATCATCATTTACAGATTCAGAAACTTCTATAGATTCTTCATCGGTAGGCGTTTCCCAAGAAGCAAGGGAATGATCTTTTAAAACATTGTCAGTATCATCAAACATTTTTCTTCACCCTTGATTCATAAAGCATTGATTGCTCAAATTCATTAAAAGCTTCTATTGCTTGATCAGTTGTAAAATTTTCTTTAAACAATCCAACAGCTTTTAAAATATTATTATCAATATTTGGGATAGTTCCGTTTGTGGCAGAATCGTTTAGATAAAAATATTTAATGCCATCATGCGTTTTTTTATCTTCCCGCGATGAACGTGTAATATGTACCCAATCTCCCACATTGACACGGGGACCGTTGGGAAAAATTTCTTTACTTGAAAAAGCTTCATCACCAATTGCTAAAATTTTTGAAACCATGTAAAAATCTGCAATTTCTTCACGGTCAGAATCTGTAAGGAAAATACCGCCTTTAGTTTTTTCTGGAGGAAAATAAGGAACAGCAATCATACGAAACCCTGTAGGTTCAATATAAATACCTAAATATTTTTTAGTTAAATTTTCATATCCCATTAATTACACCCCCAACAATTCAGAAACTGCTTCAACAGCAGCATTTTCAACATCGGCAGGGGCTAAATTTAAACCTGGCACAATTTGAGAAAGAGATACTTTTTCGCTATCTACGCGCTCAATAAAAGCATTTACGGAATTTTCAACAGAATTAAAAATGTCTGCAAATGCCTGGTGCCTTCCTAAATTTCTGTGGGTAATGGCAAAATATTCATTTTTCCGCAAATCAATTCGCTTTTTAAGAAATTCTTTAAAGCTATCAAAAGTTTGGGGCGGAGGACTTGCCAAAAATTCACGTGCCAAATCCTCAATACCGCTTTCAATTGTTTTTAAGGCATCGCGCGCGCCTGCAGCATTCTGCATTTGCTCAATAGTTGGATAGGCAACGTCAACAATTGCCTTTTCATACGTTTTTATATTTTCGGAAATTTCATTTTTTAAAAAATCAATATAACCAGAAATCAAATCCACAGGCATCTCCTACGTAAAAAAACTTTAAAATTTGTTTTAGCATTGACATGCTTTACAAAACTTAATACATTAATAACGTAGACATACGCATTAAAGCCTCTTAAAAATCCTCCAAAGTTAAGGGGCTTTTTTTATATTTCACCTTTTCGGACTTTAGCCGCGCCACCCATGGCAAGCTTACAAGCTTTACCACCTTTTTTAAGCGCGCCCATTTTTTGATTAGGAATATTAGCCATTTTATTGGACATTAGACCGCCCATAGCTTTTTTAGGAATTTTGCCGCCACCATTCTTTCTAAGAATGTCGGAAGCTGAACAACGTGTTAACATAAAACACCAAGCATTAAATTTTCTACGTAAACAATCTTACGACTATTTACGTAAATGTGCAAAACTTTTTTTGTATTTGCTCACGTTGCTGATTGATAAAATCGTTTGTTTGGTCAAATTCGTCATCTAAAAATGAAACGCATTGCACAAACCCTCTTCCTTTATGTTGACTTAGTTGTCTTCTGTTTGCGTGATTTCTTGCCATGTGAAACCCTGTATTTAATCTATTTTTAAACCCTAAAAGTTCTGCTTTGTAGTAAAAAACTTTTCTACCTATTTTTAAAAATTTTGGCCCAATGCCTTTGCTCCGCCACTTTTCAAGCCTGGAAATTTTAATATTTAAAAAATAAGAAGCTTCTTTAGTGTCTAATAAATTTTTTTCCATACCAATACCTACTCATGTACAAAAAAATTAATTTTGTGCCCATATGTTTTTTTTGTGTACACAAAACTAAATTTTTTACCTATAATCAAAAACATTAAACAAAACGTTTTTTAAAAAGTAACCCATGATGTCAGCGTTTTGTTTATAGTTGCTATTCAGGTGGTCCTATCTGAATAAAAACTCCTAACAAGTGTAAGGAGAAAAGATTTCTCCTTACATTTGTCAAACATTAGGCATTACCCCTTGTTTTTGTATTAAAGTTTCAAGCGCGTTTTTCTCTTTTAAAGCCGAATCCCTTTCCTTGGCCGCAAAATCCAACTCCATTTTTTTATTACTCAACTCGCCCTTAAGTGCTTCAACTTCCATCTTGAGGTTAAGTTCTTTTTCCTTTTGGGCAGATTCCATTTCAAGTTTAAGCTTTTGAAATTCAAGCTTCATAACTTCAAGCTCAAGTTCTTTTTCTGTTTTTTCAGCTTCAAAAGACAATTTTTGCTGAGCACTTTCGGCTTTTAAACGCGCATCTTCAAGCATGGCTGTACCAGGGTCAACGGGCTGAGGCGTTGGGTTTTGCTCTTGTTGACGTTTTTGCTCTTCCAGCACAATTTGAGCTGCTACCATAGCCACATGATTTTGCTCATCGGGCGTTAACTCTTCTATGTTTTCAGGCAATTGAATTTGCATTTTAGCTTGCATTTCAAGAAGATAATTCATTGATTCATGCTCTTTAATGTGAGCTTGGATAGCGGCTAAAATTTGTTGGTCTTGATTTGGATCAGCTAAAATCTGTTGATGAACGGTTATATGTGCAGAATGATCTTGGAACACAAAAGCTTTTAAAGGTTTGCCTAGAAACGAATTAGCGTTTTCTGTAACAGGATCAGTTGGAATAGTTTGTTCTTCCTGAGGAGGTTCAGGTAATAAAATTTTATCTATTTCTTCTTGAGAAACGCCTAAGTTTTTATAAAACATCAAAAGCGCATTTCTTAAATTGTGCAGTTGCGGGCTTTCCATTGCTCGATTAAGCAAAATTTCTGACAACATAAGTTTATATGTTGAATTCTGCATGGATGGATCAGATGATGGGAAAATTTGGTATTTTGGGCTAAAGTCTTCCCTCATGACCACATGTTCGCCACCTGGCACTAAAAACGGGTAAACTTGATCATCCGTCATCCATTCATAAAATCGTTCTTTAAACAATTTTAATTCTTGAGCAAATGAAAAATGAAAACCTTGCAGAATTAAGTTTGGTACCCGTTGTAATGATTCAAGAATAGCTAGAACTGAACCTGTAGGGGCGCGTGGGGCCATTTCAGAAATGGTATTATTAATGATTCCAACTGGTGCTTTGATTGACTCTTCCAAAGAATTCTTAAGGTCCAAGACCATTGGCGAAACATCACGGTATGGCAAAGAACTTAACACTTGATCAATGGGCACACCACCTGTTGATAATGGCACATACTGCCCAGGTTGGGGGGTAATTGTATTATTGTCCACACGCGTGCCAGCAGCGTACACACCTGCGGGGAATGAAGCATACGTACTACTTTTTATAATTAAACGAGTTAAAGCAGTGGCAGCTTGCGCAGATGAACCGCCATAATGCATGATTCCATAACCTTCACCGTCTAAACTTGGGAAGAAAGAATAATTAGCAAAAAATTCACGTGCTTTTTTATTTGGATCTTCTTTCTTCCAATTTCTTTCAACTCTGACGACATTTCCTGTGGCAGAATCTAAAGTAATTATATAAGGCAATGACCTTTGTTCACGATTTAATCGATCACTTTTGATTAAAAATAAGCAATGACATTCAAAAAGAATGTAACCACCGTTATAAGTTCCGTCACTATCTTCAACGGGATCAATTCCGCTGACATGGTCTAAAATCTCTTGGATTTGATTATTGTCATTATCAATTTTTAAACTGTCTTGAAACTCAACTGTCCAATTTTTTGAATAAAATCCCATATCAACTTGCATGTTAAAATCTCTTTCAAGAATTCTTAAAACATGCGTTTTCCTAGGCGAAGCGTGATGGGTTGAATAATCGCGATTTAAAATGAAATCTTCTGGCCGAATGAAACGAGACGTTGGAGTATCCCGTATGGGATCGATATAAACTTTTCTGTAGGCACTTCCTGTTAAATTTGCCCAAAAAAGCGTACGAATCATATCTTTTCGAAAATCTGGTATTTCTTCATTCAAATAAAAATCATAAAAATACCCTTGCCTCAATGCGCATTCATCTAATCGCTCAGTAGATTGACCATATACAACGGATTTAGCAATATCTTGAGAAGGCAACAATACCGCGACAGCTGTTGCAATGGAATGGCAATTTGTCTCAAACAAAGTTGTTGAATAGACATTTACAGTTGCAGGATCGGGTGATTCATTTTTTCCTAAACTAATACCAAGCAATTTAATGATATCAGCAATAGCTTTTCTGTAAGGTTCTTGCGTTTTATCATCTTTTTTAATTAAATCGCATAATATATTGCCAATGTTACGAATTTCATTGGGGTCTAATTGGTCAATAATATTACCGTAAAATTCCCCTGAATTCTTTTCCGCCACAGGCAATTGGTTTGGTTCAAAAATAGCTGATCCGTCTTCAAAATGCTTAAGAACCATTCCATTAGGCAATTCTTGCTGATTAAATCCATCAACAGGCGCTTTATATTGCCCAACAGAATTAAATAAACTTTTCTTATACTCATTTATTGGATTAATTGGCTCTATATCAATAGTGTTACCAGTATTTAACATCTTCTTTGTATCCATTATTGGTAAAAATAGGGTCAAAACGATTAATGAGCTCACCAGTTTGCTTAAGACGAATCAAAGCCTGGCTCATTGTATCAATAAGATCATTAGCGTCTGTATTTGGAAATAACATTGCGCAATCAAGAAATAATTGTGCGCTTTCGGTTAAGTAGTAATTGCCAGGGCTTTCGGTTTGAAGCCACACTAAGCCATTTTCTATCAAATGTGACACATGGCGGCAGCGGGCAACTTTGTCACCGTATTTGCCTGGATCAAATTTCATAACAGGCAACCCTGCTTCGAACAGGTCATTAAATAAAGTATATCCGCTTACTTTAGCTTCAATTAAAATGATATCAGGTTTATTTTTATAGCCACGTGGGTAAGGATCATCAATATCCGTATCATCGTAATTTTGGGCCAATCGCCATGCCATTTTACGAAGTTCTGGGTATTCTAACCGCCCCCGAAACACAGACAAAAGCATTAAATGTCGCTGCCCTCGGTCTCCTTCAAAAACGCCCCAGGTGGTTGCGGCTGAATAGCAAGACATTTTAGAAGTGGTTAAAGCGGTATCCCACGATTGGATAATGTACTTAAATTCAGGTAAGTAATTTTCCCGCCATAGATTAAACCAAGATTTCTGTAGAATGCCGCCATCTTTAGGTGAAGGGCGCATCTGAAGTTGCCCTGCAATGCGGTAACTATCATGTTTAAACTCATCTTTAAGCGCGGCTAATTCTTTAGGTCCAATACCTTCAGGCCACAACAATTCTCCTTCTTTTGTTCTGGGATCCATCCAAGGCGTTTCATCATCTTTTAAAGGAATCGTAATACAGCGCGTGTCTTCTTCAAATTCCATGGGGAGGGACAAATGCACCCAATCCGTATTTTTCATAAGTACATGACCGCTTAAATCGCTAATATGAGTTCTTTGTTGAGTGATTAAACGGCGCCCTGTTTTAAAATCGCAAAAGCGCGTAGGCATCACCGAATCGTACCATTCATTAGTAGATTCACGGATAATTGAGCTTTCAATGTCCCGAATATTGTTCGGATCATCACAGATCTGAAAGTCGCCGCCACTTCCTGTGTTAGCACCATCAACGGATGAGCAAATACGATAACCGTTTTTGTTGTTGTCAAATTTTAATTTATTATTGACATCGGCCATTAATTGAAAACGGTTGCCCCACCGTTCTTGATACCAATTGGATTGAATCAAACGCCGTGTAGCTACAGAATCGCGCGTAGACAAGCTTTGTGAGTATGATGTGTACAAAAATCGTAAATTAGGTTTATTTGCCCACACCCATGAGGGGTACAAAACTGAGCAGATAGACGATTTCCCCACGCGAGGCGGGCAATTGATGATAAGATTACGGATTTCTAAATTATATAAGGCTTCCAAGTGTTCAGCCATAGCTTGAACATGCCAGCCATCTTTAAAAGGCCTGCCGTCTATCCAAATCCAAGCAGCTTTGATAAATTCATAAAAGCTGTTTTCCAAACGCGCACATTCTTCTAGAATTTCATCGTCTTTGTTTGATGAAAACCAATTTTTGGAAGTTTCGCACAAATTGACCGTGCGCTTTAAAAGATTTTTTGCGTACATGCGTTAATTGTACGCAATTTTTACGTAAAGTAAACAGTGTTTACGTAATTAAAACAATTTTTTTACCGTTATTCTAAATCTTTTGAAGAAATGTCTGGAAATTTAAACTTTTTCATAAAAAAATGATACGTAAAAAAACCAAGCGTAAAATGAAACAAAGTATTAATCAAAATACTTAATGTCTCACTTGAATTAAAAACATTAAAAATGTATAACAAGTTATAAACCACAACAATAAAGGCAATATACCTAAAATAAAGGGCCTTTAATCGCCAGTTAAAATTATTCTTTTCTGCGCAATAAATTGTATGTATTTTCAATTCATCCATAATTAACCTGCTTTTTTGGACATTTCTTTTGCAGCAGTTTGAGCTTGCTCAACGTGTATTTGTTGCGCAATTGAATCAATTTTTAACTTTAAATAATAATAATCATTTAAAATATTTTCAAAAACTTCTAGCTTTTTGTTCATTGACTTAAGACAGCTCAATGCGTAAAAATTACGTATGGCTGACGTAATCAAAGCGGCTGACAAAATGATATTCAAAGTGTCCATTACTTTCTCTTCTTTTTTGGTTTGGCTTGTTTTTTGGGATTAGGCTTTGGGGAGGGCACAGATCCATTATGTTTAAAAAAATTAAATTCATCTATTAATTTGTCTTGCTCGGCTATTAATTCTTCTTGATCCCGAATAAGTTTTTCAAGAGACGATATAAATTTTTCTTGATCAATTATAATCTGGCGCTGACTTAAATTGCTTTTTCCAAGTTTTTTAATTAAAACTTCTTTATAAATAAAAACGTTAATAAAAATAAATAAAATATAATATATATAGTTATCGTCCAAATAATTAAAAATATCATCAACCATCATCATTAACCTTCATGTAAATATTCTTGTTATCTATACTTAATCTTGCCAAATATTTGTTTATTAAAACTCTGATAGATTCTAAATGATTTTTGTGGTCTTCAGCCTTTTCTGAACTAATTTCAGCGTGCCGAGCCATATTCTCAATTTCATTAAGAGCTTTTCTAATTTCTTTAAACCACAAAAAAAGCTCAATCATTTAATTTACTCTCAAAATCAGCTAACCCATTCATACGCAACCCCTATTCTTTTCTCAGAACCCAATCTTTTTTTAATCTTTTTTTGAACAAAAACCTCGGCTTCATCCCAAGTTTCAAAGGAAACAACTTTACTTTGCCCTTTACTTCCAAATCTTCCCCATCCTATAATAACGCAAACGGAATTAAACAATCCCTTAAGTATTGCAACCTCGTATACCCTATCTATATTAAGAGCTATACTTCTTGCACGTAATTTTCTTACATTATGCATAAAAAAAGATTCATTTTATTGATGATTAAAGGTAAAAAAAGTTACCGAATCAAAGTTTTGACACATTATATATGGCCTTAATTATTTTTTTTTATCAAAATAGAAAAATTGATTAATCGCACTTTAATATATGCGGTCAATTTTTGTCAACTTTTTTTGCGTTGCGAAAACCGCAAAGCAGCTTTGTGAAAATAGCTCTTGAAAAATGAGATAATTATTGTTACCTTAATTTCAGAAAGCGGGTAACTGTTTTTCTAAAAAAACTAAAAGGAGACTAAAAAATGAATAGATTAAAAATTGATACAGCAGAACAATTTATTGAATTGTGGATCAAAAAAACAAGAAAAAAAGGATGGGTAAATTTTAAAAATTGTGTTTTCAAGAGTATAGACTTTTCCACAATTACTAAAAAAGCAATTGAAAAGCTAATAAAATTGAGCCTACAAGATTTGGACGAATTGCTATTACATGAAGACAAATCAAGAATTATGGGCATTAATTTCTCAGGATCAACTTTTGAAAATTGCAATTTCTTGAAAAGTGATTTGAATAGTTCAATTTTTGATAAAACAACCATAATTAATTGCAATTTTAATGAAGCATCTTTAAATTATACAACCTGGAATAAATCAAAAATTTGTGAGAACTCAACTTTTTTGTCAATTGATTGCTATAATACTTATCACGAAGAAAGCTTACATTTGCTTATGAAAAGCTTAGCAAAAAACGACAGCATCGGATTGAAAAACAGAAATTTTAGTGTTCGTTTAAATTTTTTTTCCCTCTGGCAAAATATAAGCCATTGGGATAAGAAAAATTCAGTCAGAGTATATGTTAATTATAAAAATTCAAATTATGTTTGGGACCACGAAAGCGCAAGCAAATTCATTGAATCATGCCTTTTAGGACTGCCCCAGCCTGGCATGACTTTTTATAACAAAGAAAATGAATTGTGGGTAATTGACGGAAACAAGCGACTCAAAACTATTGTTGATTTTCTATTTAACAAATTTACGTTAAAAAACGTTCAGGAAAAATGGGAAGGAAAAAATTTTTATGATTTAAGTAATAACGATTGTAAAAAAATTATGGCTGAAACGTTATTGGACGTAACTATTTTACTGGAAAGTCAAATTGAAGAGATTAGTGAAGAGGGGCAGGGAACAATTCACGGCTAAAATGGTAATAAGCTGCTTAACCCAACCCAGGGGGCGATATGCCCCCCATACAACAAACTAAACAAAAAGGGATATAAAATGACAACTACAGCTAAAAAAGACTACTGGGAAAAGATTTATGAAATTTCTGGAGTGGTTGAGGATGAATCAGGCTCAGACGATGACAGCGGCGATATTGTCGACTATCAAGCGGAATACGAGCGTGGGCAGAAAATTATTGCGGCCATGAAGCTAATCGGCTACCCCCCCGCGTATATCGTCAAAGAAAGCCGATATAACTAACTAAACAGGAGCAAAAAAGATGACTACACCATTTACTACAAAACTTTTGACAGAAAAAGACATTATTAATCAATTAAATGAGAATTGTAATGATATTACGTTTGAAAACGCTTTAATCACAAATCAATGTTTTTCTAACCGTTTGTGCAATGTCCTTTTTTTTGAAAACGTTGAATTTGAAAACGTAACTTTTAAAACCAATTTTTTACACTATATCTATTTCGACAGATGCACGTTTAAAAACTGCAGAACAGAGGATAGCCTTAAAATTACTTATAACCTAGATGAGTTTGATTTAGAAAAAATTCAAGCTGAAGGTAGCGCGACGTTTAGAGATTGCGTATTTGATAATTTTACCTGGACATTATTTCAACCCATGCAAAACGATTTCAGAAATTGCCTAATAACTAACAAATCAGATTTTAATTTAATAAACCTGGTTTATGGTGAGTTCTCTAAATGCAAAATTGAAAATAGCATATTTACCCCCAAGCTTTATCATTCTCAAAATGGCAATGAACAAGAAGGAAAAAGCATTTTTGAAGACAATACTATAATTAATTGCGATTTAGTTGGCATTGAACTTGCCAGCGCAAACTGTAATGAATTTATAAATTGTAAAATAGAGGAATTCTTTGCCCCCCCCTATTTTAAAAACAATCTTTTTACCGACATTAAAAGCATGAGAATTTATTTCAACGAAGCTCGCAGTACTAATTTTTACACCAACGTATCGTTTGAATATTCAGACTTTACTAACGCTACTTTATCCAGAAGCCTTTTTAAAAACTGCGATTTATCAAGTGACACAAACTGTTTAATAAACGCTACTTTTTCTTTGGAAGACAAAGATGAAATCAAACTAACGGATAAACAGCTAGCAACAGACGTTATTTTTATTTAACCCCAGGGGGCCATTGCGCCCCCTCCACACAACAAACTAAACTAAAAGGAAAACTAAAATGACCAATTCAAATTATGATCCAACCCAAGAGTACTTAGACATTCTGCTGAACAATTTTAATTATTCAGGCGATGAAATTAATATAGACGACTGGATAGATTACCTAATTAAAGACGAGAAAGAGCTTTTAATACAAAGCGAATTAAAAGGTGATTAAAATGGACTTTTTCAAAAGTAAAGATGAAGCTATTCCAGCGCACATACAAATGGCGCAAGACTCTGCGCAATATGAAATTTTTAAAACCTTAGAGTTTTACGAGAATCAAAGCCAGATAGAACAACGCAATTATAGCTTACCCCCAGCAGAAGCTGCATACAACGCGTTTTGCTGGGCAGAAGAAATCAAAGCGATTCATCAATTAAAATGGCTTGTGCAAAGCGATGATACAATCTTTAGAAAGCTAATTGTGCTGTGGCGCCGATCAAAAAATAGCCCATCTTTTTTGGGTTACTTGGAAAACTTTTTTTTGATTCAGGAACAGGAACCTGGAAAAAAGTTCTAGAAATTTACCCAAAAAAATTGAGCGGCTCTAATTTGAAAATGATAGCAAAAATAATAGATGATAATTACTACTACGGAGAATAATAATGAACGACGATAAGGGATATAGAGACTTAAAAATACTTATGTGGCTTAATTTGATAACTTTTGTTTTAGTAATATTGTACATGTACAAAGCGGGGTATTAGTTATGAGTATTAAAAAATTATTTACAAAAGAAGATATTCTTAACGAGCTAAAGACTTCAGGTAATGATTTTTACGAGAATTCGGAGCTGTACGAATTTGAAAAATTATTTATCTGTAAAAAATGTTTTTTTGTTTTTGAAGATTTAAGGCACTCTTTAGGATTTACAGAATCTCAGTTTGATAACGTAAATTTTAATAAAGACTTTTTTAGAAAAAATTTTTTTTACAAATGTGCTTTGATAGACTGCTCGGTTTTAGAGAAAACGCGCGCTATAAATCAGGTAATTGAGCCTGCCGGTAAAGTATATTTTCGCGATTGTTTTCTAAACAATTTTTTATGGGAAGGAAAGTTAATAGAAACTGTTGTTTTTCACAATTCAACTTTAGTTGATTCGACACTTGCTTTTTCTGGCACTAACATGCTATCAATTTTTTCCTGTACTTTCTTCAATTCAATTTTTAAAGAGGAAAACGAATCCGTTACGCAAGGAAAGCTTACGAAAGCCTCAATTATTAATTCGTCATTCACAAATTGTAACATAACAGAACTTGAAATTTCAAATAAAGCAAATTTTTATAACAATACTTTTATCAACTGTTCCAACCAATACTTATGCTTATCAAATTACGAAAACAACAATTTTATAAATATGATTTTAAAATATTCAATAGCTAAGGAAATTTGTTCGAATACTTTTGTGAACGTAATTTTTAGCGAAGTTTGTTTGGAAAACTGTAATATGTCTGGCAGCATTTTTAGAAACTGCAATTTAACAACCTCCTCAGTTTACGGACTTACTCTGCCCGAGGCATATAAAAACGAGATTAGGCTTACTGACGAGCAGTTAAAGCACGTCACGTTTGTTTAACCCCAGGGGGTCATTGCGCCCCCTCCACACAACTAATTAAAAGGAAAACTAAAATGACAACCTTAACCATTAAAAAACTTCCCGCTAAAGTTCCAATTGTTTTTATGCCCATGGACTCAAAAGGTTATTCCTGGCAAGCGTATATTTATACCGACGAGATTAAAAGCTGGGTTGAAGATCAGATCCAAAAACTAAAGATTTCTCCTTTTTTTGCACCTAAGGAAAATTTAGTTTCAGAAATTGTTCAAGAGATTGAAAGAAAGGGCAAAATTTTAGATAACTTAAAAAGAACCTCAACCCCCCCGCAAAATGACATCAAAAGACTTGAAGCTTTTATTGATTCTTTAATTCTATTTATTTTTGGCTAATTTTTAAAACAAACTCAAACGCCATTCAGGGATAAATGGCGTTTGGGCTAGTATGCTAGACATTTTTAATAAAAATATCTAAAAACAACTTTAAACAATTTTTTTCTGTTTGCCAAGCAAAAAGCGTTTAGCCAATTCTGATCGTTTAATTGAGTAGTTTTTGGCAACTACAGGGTAATCATTGGGCAAGCCCCAGCGTTCCTTATATTCTTTCGGGGTTAAATTGTAAGTAGTTTTTAAATACCGTTTCAGAATTTGCAACTTTTTACCATCTTCCAAACAAACAATATAGTCATCTGTAACAGATTCCTCAATCGGAACAGCAGGAACACGCACAACTGATTTTGAAAATTCTTTTAGAAATTTTTGCTCATACTGGAAAAAAAACTCAAAAGTTTCTAAAACCTCAAAGCGGGTAGGGCTTTTTTGATGAAAGCACATTTCAGTCAACGACAGCGCAATATCTAGTGGATTAACCTTTTTTAAATCAGTCACTTTATTTCCTTAAAATAAGTTATTATGTTCAAAAGTTTTATTTTCAGAATCAATTCTATTTAAAATCTTCCACATTTTAGAAAAACTGCTTGTGTTGTCGTAAAGATTATTAAAATGATGATCGTATGGGTAGAAGCTGACGTCATTGTGGTTTGCAAAATTTTGAAGGACCAAAACGCCAGAGCTTTTTATAACAAAAATTGGGTCAATCGACGATGAAAAGTAATAATGTTTTCGTTTCCAAAAAATAAGCTTGTCTTGACCAATATTAACCTTAACCCCATAATTTTTTAGGGGCAAAATTTTTGGCTGTCTCATAAATTTGCAAAAAAGTTGTTTTAAATCATCTTCTACTTTTGGCTTATCTGTTTCAAAAATAGGAAATTTAATTTCAACACCAAAAGCAATTGGCAGATTATACGTTAACGTTAAAATGTTCATAAAAATTACTGCATAATAGATTTTTTATGAGCTTCAAACATAACATATCCTTGCTCAAAATCTTGAAACAATTTTGGATCACTCAAAAGTTCTTTACGAAGTTCTTTTAACCAGAATTCTGGAACAAAAAAATTTTCATCAAAAAGGAATTGGGCAACCATTTCTGCAAAAAATTTCTCAATAGGCATTTCTAAAAGAGTTTTTTCAAAAGCTTCCATAGAAAATTTTCCATGGTTTTGGCTAATAGATTTGTGGACTAAAAATTGACCTATTATATCCTTTAAAAAAAGTAAACTATTGACAAGTTGTTTTGTAAACGCTTTTGTTTCTGGAGAATCTGGGGAAAATACAATCAATGGTTTTCTTCCTTTTTTGGGTTTAAAATTTTTGGGTTTAAAACATGCTCATGCTTTTTAAAAGTTTCAATCAAATCATTTAAACCTTTCCAATGTGTTTCAGCATCGTTTTTACTAGCGTGATCTTTAACAGCATTCAAAATTTCTTTCAAAATTTCTTGCTTAGGGGAACTAAACATTTCTTTAAGCTTATCAATACAAGCATCGTAAGTGTCATTAGTCATCTATAACGTCTTCACTTTCCTGATTTCATGGGTTTAAAAATATTTCAAAATATTTAGCGGATCCCTCGTATTCTTCACATATTTTAATAAACTTACGCAAACGTTCATTATGAGTATCAGGGTTTTTAATGGCGTCCTCTTCAAAAACCTTCAAAATTTCTTCTCGCCTGGGGGAACTAAACATTTTTTTGATCTTATCAATACAAGCATCGTAATTGTCATCAGTCATTTATAACGTCTTCACTTTCCTGAATTTTTTTCTCAAGAATTTTTAGGTTTTGTTCACTCTGATTAATTAGCGTCATAATATTGCGGCAAACAGCTTTAGGATCAAAGATTTCACAATCGCCTAACAAATTTGTAACCATATCTTTAAAATGAGCTTCTATATTTTTTTCAGTAAAAATTTTATGTAAAATTTGTTCATCAAACCTGCCGTCATTTGTAAATAAAGTTTTTTGGATAAAATAATTGGCAAATAAATTTTCAAGAACGCTAAGACTAGCCTTGCAAATTTTGGAAAACTTTTTTTCTTCAGTTTCTTTAATCATAGACACTCTTTCCACAAATAAACCCCATATTTTTCATAAAGATTTTTATGTTTTTTAATCAAACTATACGCGTGTTCATCAAAAGTCAATATCGTTATACCTGTTTCTGGGCAATCATCATCAAATATTCGAGATTTCCACGGCTCTAAATTTCTGTTAAAAAAGCATAAACCATATTTTTTAAGCCAGACTGCCCCAATCTTGTCAATATCGCTAATTTTTTTTACCACCTCCCTATATTCGTCTGGCACGTCAGATAAATCAAGAGGCTTTTCAGATTGAACCGTTTCAGAAAAAGGATTTTTAAACGTATTTATGACTTTTTCGGGCAAAACAGAAAGTGGAATGGGGGGTGGCGATTTTTTATGCAAGTAAATACCAATTTTATTAAAAATTGCCGAAAATCGCAGAAAAGCTTCTTTTTGGCCATCATCCTTGTAAATAAGAGTTAAACCTTTATCTGGGGACGGCTCCAAGAAATCACAATTTTGCCACCGCTCTTGGTCTTTGTTGTAAAAAACAATTTCCATATTTTTATGCTCTTGAGCCAGGGAGACGGACAAGTCCACAAGCTTTTTAAGAATATCCCGTTCCGTTTTAGGCCGATCTGTTTTGTCAATCTCAACTTTGCATGCGTATTTAGGGTTTTTCATTTTTTGTTCAAAGGTTTTAAACGGCGGCGCTGCGGGCAACGGTTTTGAGGGGTCGTAAGCCATATTTTTAAAATTCTCCAAATAAGTAGACGCTTTCAAAAAAGCTCCACGGGCACTTTCGGCCACATTTTTAACAAAAACTTGAGCTGCCTCACAAACGGCTTCGGCCGCCTGCTCCACTGCCTCCCCCAAGCCGCGCAAGACGTTTAAAGCTTTTTTCACAATATCTTCATCAATGCGAAGAAAACGTCTGGGGCCACGGCGGATAACGTCAATAAAATTAAGCTCTTGCAGCTCTTTTAAGCATCGCTTTGTGTACTTTATACAGCGATTTTCACGGGTAAAGCGCGAGTGCTTTGTGATCAGGTCGTGGCTATACCACACGTAAGTGTGGCCATTTTCTTGAATGTATTTCAAATAGGGATTCTTTTTGTCGAGAGCCGTTCGCAAAACGCTTAAAAGTGCCGCTTTCACGTGAGATCGGGGGCAAAGCTCCACAAAATCGCCATATATTTTTTGAAATGTTTTCACGCAAACACCCCCGAAACCTTAACAAAAAATTCACAAACTAATGCAAATTTAATATTATCAGAGAATTGATGGCGTTTGTATACGTAATTTTTTTGTATTTTTGTTTTTTTTATTTGCTTGGCTCCCTTCAAAAGTTAGAAAAACCAAGGCAAGCGTTGAGTTGTGCCAGCTCGTTAATTTTTCATTAAAATTTTATTTAGTTCCTATACAGAACGTTCTTTAATCGTAAGATGGGTTTTTTTTTTTTGCAAGAGAAAAATTTAAAAAAGATAAAAAAAATCCCCTAAAAGATTTAAACCTTTTAGGGGATTTTGTGTAAAGCCAAAGGGCTAGCACAACTCAGTTATTAATATCTCAAATTTTAAACTTGTATGCAAGCTTTTTTTAACATTTTTTTCAAAAAAATTATTACGTATACAAGCAAACAGAAATTTATTAAAATTCTTTTAAAGAGCATTTTTTAACACAAAAGGTTTAATAAATTGGAAGATAATTCCCCTTTAGAAAAAATTTACATAAAAAATAATAAAAATGGTTATTTGACCGCTTTTCCAGGCGAAGGAACAACGCGGGAAATTTTGTTAAAAATAATTATTGGCTTGACCTTAGCAAGCGATTTTGACCGAAACGATCTTGAAGATATTATTTATGATAAGTCTGGTATTTCTGTGTGTCAAAATACAATTAATAAAATATTAGACGAAGCTTTTCAATATATACCAGAAACTTATTATAAAAAATTAATATTAAAGTTTTAAAAACCCCTCAGAAAAAAATAAATAGCGGCTAAAGCGGCTAATTCGCTATTTTTGAGAAAACTGTATTTTTGTATTCCAACTTTTTTTTAAAAATTCTTTATCACGCCTCACGCAAAACAAGAACATTGATCTAAAGCGCTTACGGCTGCTTAAGCGCTCTTTGATTTAATTCTAATTTAAATCTTATCTATAAATCATGTGGAATATCCCCCCGATGATTTGCACCGTATCCCCCCGATGATTGTGTACACGTATTGGTTGATTTTAGGGCTTAAGTGGGTGTTTCTGTTTTAGAAATAACCAGTTAATAAGCAACTGTCTGGAAATTCCAGACAGTTGCAATTTTAAAAACATGTTTTTTACTCAGTTAATTAAGTAATTTTGTTCAATTGGCCCTATCACACACTGACAATGCCGACAGTGTGTCCAGTGTGTCGGCATTGTCAGTGCATAATTTTAGTGCGCGAACTAGTTAACGTATCTTTTTAAAATTTTCATTTTGTGCATGGTCAAAAATTGGGGTAAGGTTTTTATAAAGTTTTTTAACAAAAGTGTTTTATGAATCTGGATAAGCATTTAGATTATTTTAAGGAAAATTTTTCGTATAACGTAAATGAAACGTCTGACAGCTTTTCATTAAATCGCGTAGATTCTTCAATTGACCAATGGCACGGGGACGTTCTTGTTAAAATTGATAATTATGTCATCAATTTTTCAGAACTAACAAACGGTGAAATTGATTTGTTAAAAGAAAAAGCACGTTTATCAGTTTGTGGAAAAGGTGAAAAAACCGTTTTTGACCTAGAAATTCGTAAATCGTTTTCTTTAAATTTATCGTCATCTGCAAAAACAAATATTGAAAATCATTTTAAAGATAAATCAAAAAAATTAGTAAATACTTTGGAAATTGAAGAAAATTTTACGCTTGAATTGCATGATCTTGTTATTTTTGAAAAAGGTGGGTTTTTTAAACCCCATCGAGATTCTGAAAAAAATCCTCAAATGGTTGCCACACTCGTTGCTGTGTGCCCAACAGAATGCGAGGGCGGAAGTTTTGTTGTTAATGGCAAAGAAGATTTTCAAAAAAATTCGTTAATTATTTTTTACCCAGATTGTTTGCATGAAGTCAAAGAAGTTTTGGAAGGTAACAAAGTTTTATTTGTTTTTAATGTAATTGGTAAATATAAAAAAGTTTGTATTGATAAAAATGTTTTGGATATTTTTTCAAAAAATATCCATTTGAAAGACGTTAGCAATTACCGTTATGATAATAGAGAAATCGATCTCGGAATAGCTTCTACTCCTAATTATTTTTTTTTAAAGCACTTATATACCCAACCAAGTTTGCAGTGGCATAGTTTAAAAGGGGAAGATGCCGTAAATGTTGCTTTTTTAAAACACGCGGCCCAGCAACAATATTGTAATTATTATTTATCTCTTTTAATTGTTAATGCTGAATATGAATACGATGATGATCCCAACAATGATTTTCGCCCATGCCTTTTTCCGTCAAATAAAAAAATTTCTGTTAATACGTTATGTTGGATCGACAGAAATAATAACAAATTGTTCGATATGCCAAATAATGTTGTGCCACTTCAAAAAGTTTGGGGAAATTGCAAAGACTTTGAAGTTATAAAATCGTCTGATGATTTCCCACCTGGTTTAATTTATAAATTTGAAGACGTAATAGGTAATTGGGGCTTGAAGCGCGAATTATGGTATCACAAAGCTGCTTTTGTTTGGGTGACAAAATAACTAATCATTTTTGTTTTGGAAATAATTCATAAAAACAAATATCCAAAATTATTTTTAACAATTCTGGATAATTTGTAGAACGTATTAAAAAAAACTCCTACCAAGAAACTAAAAAAACTTGATAGGAGATTTTTTAAAAAGGATACTGCTTATAAACAAAAAATAACAACCTATATTACTTACAAAAAAGGATTTTTTGGAAAAACAGAACCAATGGTATTTTTCCAAAAAAAGTTTTTTTTGTCAATAAAAAAATTTGGCAATAAATTATTATGTTTTTTAGCAAGTGTAAAAACTAAATCACCACTTGCCAAACTGACAATTTAACAAGTGGTGAAAGCTTTGATCTTACTTTTAAAGAAAGTAGGTGATATTTATGCCACCACCTTGATCAATTTTTGCTTTTAACTTTTTTATTACAAATTACAAAAATAAAAATTTAAGAAGCGTTTACTATTGTATCAAAATAAAAATTCCTGTCAACTTATTTCATTTGTTAATTATTAAAACACCCATAATAATTCACATAAGGAAGAGCGTTATAATGCCCTGCTAGATAACACCGTTCTATGTCTTCGTCATCTTTGATATCAAAATCAGTTAAAGGATACAAAACGCTTGAGAATTGGTCATTTTTTTGAATAAACCATATGTTGTCAGGATTGATATACATTGAAGACATCAAATTAGTATTGTTGCATGTAGCTAAAATCTGTGCACCTTTTTTATTTATATCTGGGTCTTTAAACAAAAAAAATAAATACTCTAAAACTTTTGGGTGTATACTTTGGTCGATTTCATCTAAAAGAAAAACACCGCCATTATTAAGAGCGTTGATAATAAAACTTATATATCTTGATAATAAACAAAATCCTTTAGAAAGTTGGTACGGTTCTTGGTAATACTCTAAAAGCTGATTATCCATTACATAATTTTCGCAATTTTCGCATGGTTCACCTAAAGCTTTTAAAAGTTTTGAAAAACTTTTAGGTAAATCGCCATGTTTTATATTATCCAAAATTTTGAGGGAAATATATGAATTTTCACTAAAAAACGGGTTGTTAAAATTTTCCAAGTACTCATAAATTTTATCAAAGTAAAAACATTTTAAATCAAATTTAGCAAGATATAAAAACAAAAATTTTTCTTTAAAAGGAAGTTTAAAAGTTTCGGGATGTTCTGAACAAGAATTTAAAATTAAAGGAGTTAAAAACCATTCATGACCTTGTTCTGGTTTTAAACTGTTTTTTAACTTTCTTGAAAAAATTAATTCACCGTCGCAAAACAAAATTTCTTCAAAAATTGTATCAGCATTGTAAGAGAAAGAATATTCGTACAATCTATTTTCAATAAACAAAACTATTTTAAAAATAGTAGGCTTATTTTTTGAACAATCATCTAGTAAAAAAGGGTGATAAACACTTTTTAACAAATTAAACTGAGAAAAAGTTTGGGTCAAAATTATTTTTAAAACATACAAACTTTCAACAAAAATGCTTTTTCCGCTAGCATTGGGCCCATACACCACAATTGAACGGACTAAATTTGGAACATCCACATCCTCTGTTTTTATAGTAGATTTACTATTGGGGCTTTCTTGATCTTTTCCGTCACAAACAGCAAAGTTTAAAATAGCTTTGTCACGAAAAGACCGATAATTTTCTACAGAAAACTCAACAATCATAATTAATCCTTTTTTAGAAATTTTAGCAATTTTAGCAGCTTTTTTACTTGCAGGGAAATTTTGCTTTTGGTTATACAAAAATTGCCTCAATAAAAAATCAACTGCAATATTATAATGCCCAACTATACGGAAAACACTTGTTTTTCGCACACATGCGGTTACCCATTTAAAAAATCCTCAAAAAAGCCTAAAAAATGTACGAAAAACTCTGTCGGTATGCTATAGTGTCTGTAAATGCAAAACAAAGGGTTTTTCGGATGGATTTTGAAAAAATTATTGGCGTCGATGTGTTTTTAGAAAAATCTCAAAAACGGGCCCATGTAGGAATGTTAGAAAAAAGACAGGGACAATTTTGTTTTGAGTATACACCTGCTTACTTTAAGGCAAAAAAAAGTTTTCCCTTAGGGCCAGAATTTCCACTTACCCGCAAAACATTTTTTTCAAAAAAATTATTTCCAAGCTTTACTGACCGTTTGCCAGACCCAGAAAACCCAGCCTATTCAGATTATTGTGCAGCAGTTGGTATTTCAATAACAACCACCGATCCCTTCATTCTTTTAACAACTATTGGAAAACGTGGGCCATCTTCGTTTATTTTTGAACCCATTTATGACAATACATTTACTTTTGAAGATTACAAAAAATTTCAAAAATACTTGGGTTTATCTACGCAAGAATTTTCACGTTTTTTTGATATATCGATGTCATCTTTACCAAAAATAAAAGCTGGGCAAACAAGCGGAAAAGAAATTCTTAAACGGATTGAACTTTACAAAAAAATTCCCCAAACCTTAAAATTTTTTATTAAAAAAAATTCCAAATACATTCATCCAAAAAAAATAGAAAATTTGATAAAAAAAATGAGCATTAAATGTTAGTTGGGTATATGCGCGTGTCATCAGAGGGGGATCGTCAATCAACAGACTTACAGCGGGACGCATTGATGAAAGCAGGCGTGGACCCCCGTCATATTTATGAAGACAAAATGAGTGGGGGCAAAAGCAAACGGCCAGGCTTGGAAAAAGCCTTGGCGTTTTTGCAGCAGGGAGATTGTTTGGTGGTGTGGAAGCTAGACCGTCTGGGGCGGTCCCTGTCTCACCTTCTTGAAATCGTCACCCACCTTCAAGGGCAGGGGGTGGCTTTTCGGTCGCTTACGGAACACATGGATACCACCACCCCTCATGGAGAATTTATCTTTAGCCTTTTTGCATCCCTGGCCCAATACGAACGAGCTTTGATTCGAGAACGCGTCATGGCAGGCCTTGAGGCAGCACGAAGGCGGGGAAGGAAAGGGGGCCGCCCTTACGCTATTGACCCAGAAAAGATGCAGGCCATTTTGAATGCCCTTAAAAATGGAGACAGCAAAGCTTCCATCTGCCGAACGTTTCAGATTAAGCGCTCTACTCTATATGATGCGCTAAATCGCCACGCTCAAAAACAAGAAAGTTGACAAAAAATAACGGGGTTTGCGTTATTTAGCAACTTTAATAAAAATTTAATAAAAATGATAAAATTGATTTGAGTTTTTTTTTCTTTAATTGCTACAATTAAAAATGTTGTTTCTTTTTAAGGTTTTTAAATGTCCATAGTTTCCATACAAAGAAAAAATATAAACGAATCAAATATAAGCACTCTTTTAGTTGAATCAATTCTTACTAAAGATGATTGTTTATTTGATGAAATTTTAGAAAATGATTTTTTTTCTGAAGAAATATTGCCTATTAACATCTTACATTTTTGTATTTTGCGTCGGAATGTTCGAGCTTTTTTAAAAATTTTAGAAATAGCACAAAACAATTTAATTAATGCGTACGTTGGCATACCAGGGCTTTTAAACCCAAAAACACCACTGGATTGTTTAGGAGCAAAACCCTTCCCAAAATATATTTTAGCTTTTTTAGGGGGGGCCAAGCATAAAAAAATGAAACTTTTAAAGCAAACCAACATAATGAGAGATGCGCTAATTCAAAAAAATGCAAAATTAACCGTTACAAACTGGGAATTTCAAAAAGAGCTGTTTGTTGAAATAATATGTAAAGAATTTCCATTTTTAAACAATTTTAGAAACCCCTTTAAAAATCGCTCTAGTATTTTTTGCACAATTTCTCCAGTAACTCTGTTTGTCGCAAAACAAGATTTTCAAGATTTGTAAGGCGTCTGGAAACGCCTTTTTTTACAATTTTTCCACCAAAACGGTCAAAAACCATTTTTCTATCGCCATAAATAATGTCTTTTAAAACTTCTTCATTCACCCAAAAACAGGTATTGGTGCCGTATGTGTCTTTGTGCTTTCCTAGCAATTTTTCACAAGTAATTATATTATTTTTTATAAGCTTTGAAACGTTTAAACGTGTTGTCACCTCTTTTAAAGAGGCCATATGGGCCAAGTCAGAGAAACTGCAAATAATAACTTTTTTTTCATCAATTTCTATGTAGTAATCATAAATGCCGCGAAGTAAACACCAAATTATTTTCTTTTGTGAAAAAGTAAATTTATGCGAATCGAATAAATCTTCTTTAAAAAAAAGATTTCCAACAACAGGTTTATCAAATTTGTCTCTCATATTAAAATTTTAATGCATAAATCAGGAAAAATCACTATGGAAAGTTTTAAAATTTGTTTAAAGTTTGCAGAAAATGTCTGTGAAACAGGGTACCCTAAAGATCATGAAAAATTTGTTAATGATTTGAAAAAAGTTTTAAAAAATTCTTGGCCTGGGTCTCGTTTTTTAACGCGTTCAGGAATTGTTCAACTTACGGGCAATGAAACTGTAGATCAATTAAATTTCAAACTTGACCAAATTATTGGCAATATAAACACGTTTAAACAATTTGAAAAAGAAGTTTTGTTTCTAGGAATTTCTTTGGAAAAATTTTTGTATTCCCCGCCAATTGATTTCAAATCAGGAGGAATCGAATTGATTTCAAATCAGGAGGAATCGAACCCCCGTCCTCAGCCCCAAAGACTAAGATAATGCCACTATACTATAATTTGAAATCGCTCATTTTATAAGCATTAGATGAGCAAGTAAAATCCTGGTTTACTTCAGCGTCAAACATACAATTCAAGCTTTTTCAATTAAGAAATTTTAACTTGGTTTCAATATAACATTTTTTTGAAGAAAAAAGAAATAAAAAAATATTGGGACGCTTGGGGGAGTCGAACCCCCTTCTGACGGCTTTTTTTAGAAGCCCTGTCTTGCCAAAATAAACGAAAGCGTCATGTATGGTGTTTTTTCATTAATAATTGTATTATTGTTTCAAAAGAAAAACAACTTTAAACGTTGGAAAAACCCGAAAAAATGGACCAACTGCCAAAAAAAGGCAAACATTCGTAAAAATTATCTCTAATTGTTGTTGAAAAACCAGCTAAATAGCTAGGTATCATCTCGCCACCTTCATAAACACAACAAATACTTTTTGTTGTAATGTTGTGGGCAAAATCACATAAATAACGCGTTGTAATTGCTTCATCCCAAGATGGGTACGTTGTAAAAGTTACTTCAGCTTGTCCTTCATAAATTTGTTGCTCAAAAAAATTTTTGCAAGGAGCTTGAATAAGAGGTGATAAATTTTGGTTTGAAAGATAAAAAAAAGGCAGCATTGTAAGGCTAACGCCGCCCACTAAGTAAATACAACCTTTTAACAGTTTTAAACAAGCTCGCCGTTCATTTGCTCGAGCGGCTTCTTGCTCAAGTAAAAAATCTCTGGCGTTGTTTTCCATTGCACAACAAGTTGTTAAAAAACTTAGAGAAATTATTAGAAAAATTTTTTTAATCACAATTTTTTCCTTTGCGCAACAATTTTTTGATAAAGACGTTTTTCCATGTTGTCCCACCATACAGACATTTCGTTATTTTTTGGGATTGTTTGAGCTTTCAAAATTTTACCGTTTTCGTTTTGAGCTGCTAAAGAACTTTCAATATTTTCACAAACTGGCTCTTCTGGCTCTATTAATTTTATCGTGTCTGCAATCAATTTTAAACAATCTTTAACGGTATTGCTTAAAGATTTGTTTTGTTTTGTGGAAAAATCTTTAAAAAAATTATAAAGATCGTCGTTTAAGTAAACTTTAATGCTTTTTAGAGCCATTTTTTTTATATTTCCTTAATGAATTTGATGGCATCTGTTAAAGTTCGAGCAATGCCATATTTAACTTTATTTTGTTGGCACCAGTTCATAAATATTTTTTGGTTTTTAGAAAGCTTGCCAGTGCCCGTTTTAAGCTCCAAGGCGGCACATTTTCCATTTCCTAAGAATATGAAGTCTGCTACCCCTGGAAGCTTCCCTAAAGCTTTTAATTTAGCGCCAAACACAAACTGTTTTGCATTTGAAACTTCGTTTGCCACATGAAACCAAACATACGGCAAACGATTTTCTAAAGTCTCTTGAGTCAAATAGGTTCTTAACGCATAAGCCAAAGAATCTTCTTCTTTCAAAGGTTTTGAGGATTTGAAAATTGACCCTTCTAAGAGATATGATTGTAAGTCAAAATTGTTTGTCATTGTAGATTATTTTATCCACTCAAACATACAACATATTCGTGAATTTCTGTAAGTTTGGAAAAATCGCTATTTTTAGATTCAGTCTTATAAACTTTGGATTGAATATATAATAACTGTGTATTTTCTAAATAAATATATTCATCACTTAGCATTTTTAAAACAATTTTAGTATCTTCATCAAATTGATTCAAAAGTTCTTTAAGCTGTTTAACGTTCACATCAAATCTCCCCTAATGGTATTTAAAATGTCTTCAACTTTTTTATCATCTTCATCATTTAAATCCATACCGTCTTCTTCGCACCAAAGGTTATCTAAAATTTTTTCCCGTTCCATATCTTCCAAAAGCAATTCAGTTAACCATATAATTTTTTTTAAAGTTATTAAAACTAGTTTGATAAAATCATCGTTTTGTTCTTTGCTGGAAAGCACTAAAGCAACCATTTTTTGAATAAGCTTTAACGTTTCAGAATTACTCATTTGCAAAAGGTTGACTTTTTCTTCAGAGGTAAAACATTTTTCATTTAAAAACTCTTTCATTTTGCGCAAATTTCTTTCACAAAAACGGCACCATTGTTTATTTATATATTTTTGTTGCATTATTTTTCCTCATAAAGCGTTTCATTTCGTTCTAAATCCTCAATGCAAAGATCAAGAAGCCAAATAGCTAGTTTTAATTTTTTAGAAATAGTTTCTGAAAAATTAGAACTATCCTTGTCGGAAAGTACAGGCTCTAATGTTGCCTTAGTAAACTTTAATGTTTCCACTAAGTTGATAATTTCAACAAAAGGAAAAAAGTCTCTCAAACTTTCTGCTAATTTGTCTGTTAAAATAATTTCTGGCTGTTTTTGCTTGTTTTTGCGTTCTAAATCCTTAATGCGAAGATCAAGATGGCAAATAGTTTTCTTTAATTTTTTAGAAATAGTTTCTGAAAAATTAGAACTATCCTTGTCGGAAAGTACAGACTCTAATGTTTTTTTAGTAAACTTTAATGTTTCTAATAGGTCTAAACCTAAAATTTCTGTGTATTCCTCAAACGTAAAAAAATTTTTACTGTCATCTTTAAATTTTTTTATATAAATTGTTTCATTTCGTTCAAAATCCTCAATCAATCGCCAAACAAGAGAAAGAGCTTGTTCTAGTTTTCTATGGGCAATTTCTGAAAAATTAGAATTGTCTTTGTTAGAAAGCACGTTTTCTAAGTTTTTCATAATAAATATTAATTTATCATAATTATCAAAATAGAATATCTTATTGTGTTCTTCAAACGTAAACCCATCCAAATATATTTCTGTTGTTTCATCCATTTTTAATCCGCCTCCTTAACACGGTGTGCTTCAGTATCAACAGTTTCAGCTTCTACATCGATAATTTCGGAATCAACGGACAAATCTATCAAATCGTCAGCTAACGTGTCTGTTGAGTTGGTTTTTGGTTGTTTTTGCGTAATTTCGCCTGTTTCTGTGATAACAAGCGATTCATCATCTGGGTCAGGCAGTTCTGGCAAAGAAGGACTTTTAGGCAATGTCTTATAAAGTTTTCGAATGGCTTTGCCAAGCGCCATGCTGTCAAAACCATTTGTCCAAAAAATTTTAGTTTTAGATGGTGATTTTTCTTGAGCTTCTAAAGCTTCCTCAAGTGACAAAATTGCAAATTTGTAAGTTCCATCTTTGAAAGTTAAATCTGCATAATACAACGCTGCCCCCCCTTTTTTTGAAAAAGTTGGTATGTGGTGCAAAAATTCGTCTTTTCCATATTGCACTTGAAATTTATGTTCTTCAATTTCGTTTTGATAAACAATTCGCGTATTGATTTTAGCAATTGAAGGTTGACGATATAAAAGCTCAACCATGCCTTGGTAGCCAATCTGAAAATTAAGTTCTCCCTTGTAGGGAACAACATAAGCATAGCCAAAAACGCTTGAAATCTTTAAACCATATTGAGCTGATTGGATAAGGCAATTTAAAATTGATTGAGGCGAACACTCTAAAATTCTTTTATTAATTCGGCACTCATTAAATAAAAATGAAATTACCGTTTCTGGGGTGATAAAATTTTTATAGGGTTCTAATTTTTCCAACCATTCATGTCTTTTTGAACCGTTTTGGTCTAAATATTTTTTGTTTAGACTTATGAGATCAGCATTCATCATTGTTTCCTTTCGCTACTCTAAAAGTGCGGCTTTGAGTTGTTTTTATAAAATTTTCATACAAATCTGGATGGTCAGATTTAAATTTTTTTGAGTCAAAAGTTTTTCTAGACGTATTTTTGTAAGTAATTAAAATTTGACCAATAGTATCAATTAAAATTTCTTTTGACGAGATAAATTCAGCTAATATGGCTTTTTTTTCATCAACTAAAACGGATATTTCTTTCTCTTTTTCAATTAGGTTTAATAATTCCGTGTAGACACTCAAAATCTCAGGAGAAGCTATTGCAGATGAATTGCCGTCCACTTGCAGACGGCTATTGTAACGCAACGTCTCTTGAGCACTTAATGCGGCAGGTGGGGTTTTTTTAAGAACACAATTTTCCCAAAAGTTTTTAGCAATCTTTACAATGCTTTGCTCAAGCTTTTCATGACGGTTGTATCTGTAAATATGTATTTCAGGGTGTGAAAAATGGGAAATACCCACAATAATATCAACGTAAGGAGCATTATAAATTAACGCGTAAAACGCGCATTGTAATTTATAGGCATCGGGGATTTCATCAGTTCCTGGAGTGCCCCATTCCTTAAAATAGTTATTTGAGCAGGTTGTTTTGACTTCAAGAATACCGCCATCCTCAATAAGGCCATCAACACGGGCAACCATGTAATCATAAGAAGGGTGACGTTTAATAGGGGCATCTTTAACGTTTTTTCCAGTTCTTTGCGTGTATTTTCGGATTAGCCAAGGTTCAAGCTCAGAACCTATTTCTGCAGGTATATTTTCTTCTTCCTCCACATCTTCGTCAATTAGCGTAATTTTGTCCAAATAAATATCTCGAGGACCCTTATATTTTGATTTACCACAAATGGGGCCAATGTCGCTGCCCCCAATCATGTTTTTTCGTTCTTTTTTTTCTTCAAACGTCAGTGCCATCTGATTTTTCCTCTATTACTGGCTGATTTGCGTAAATAATTAGTCCTTCATCTGTAATTTCATATTTTACAGCATGGGTAGTAGTTTTTTGATCGGTTATTTCTGACTGCGGAATCAATAAAAATGATGCGTTAATAATCATAAAAGAACCATAAGGTCTAGAATATACTTTTTGACCTAAATATTCTTTTCCAGCTTCAGATTTGCACAAAAGCCATTTCCATAAATCTTTATCATCAAAAAATATTGAAACTGCATCGTTTTCTGAAATGTTATATAGCTCTAATAAAGATTTGTGTATTTTTATGTTAACACTTTTTTTTCTTATTTTTTCAAAATATATACGCACAAAATGTTTATTATTATGAATTTTTTTATTTATTTGTTTGTTTCTTATCCACATGATGTAATCCTTATTGTTAAGCGCAAACTATACCAAACTATACCAAACTTTACTTGGTTTTGTCAAGATTAAAAAAACATGGACAATTTTGGAAAAAATCTTCATCATAATAGTATTGTTAATTTAAAATTTTAAAAAAATGAACAAAATTAATTTAATTTGGGAAATAATTTTAAACCAATTGGAAAAAGGATTTGTTAGTGATCCAAATGATCCAGGGGGGGCAACAAAATATGGTATTTCGGCCAGAAGTTACCCAAAGCTAGACATTGAAAATTTAACAGCCGATCAAGCTAAAGAAATTTTTATCAAAGATTTTTTTAACCCAATTTATGCGCACAAATGGTTGTCTATTAACCAAGATTTAATGGCTTTGCACTTAAGCGCTTTTGCTTTTCATGCCAGCGTTAAGCAATCTGTCAAAGCTATTCAAAAATCTTTAAATTTGTCAATTAATTCAACGTTAATTGTAGACGGCGTAATGGGGCCTAAAACCATTCAAATTATAGATTCTGTGACAGAATCTGTTTTCCATGAAAAAAACATAATGGCAAAAACAGAAGGTTTTATTCAATCATACTACACTTCTTGCGCAAATTTTAAGGACTACGCAAAAGGTTGGTTAAATCGTTTGGCCCAAATCAATAAAAGCTTTTAAGATTTTTTATTTTCTTTAATCAACGCAATTGCGCTAATCAACGCGCCAATGAAAAGTAAATTGTTCCAAGATGGGCTTAGCACACCATCTGCCCAAACATCTTGGAACAAAGCTAAGCATATGATGAGTAAAGCTATGCTTAAAAAAACAAGTTTTGCCAAACTTAACATAATATTAATTCCTTGAATAAAAATTTCTTAATTAAAATTGTAACATAATTTCAAAAAAATTATGTGTATTTCTTAAATTTGCTAGGTTCAGCAGATTTTTTAATAAAATCTTCTAACTTGCGCACTTGGTCAGCTAAGAGTTGAACATCTTTTTTTAAAGTGTCTCTTTCTTTTTCAAGCGTTAATACTTTTTCAGATTTAGCAACGTCAATTTCTGTACTTTTTTTCAAAGAATCTTCAAGGAAATTAAGCCTTGGTTCAATTTCAGAAAGTATTAAAAGTTCTCTTCGCGTTCCAAGAATATTTGTAATTAAACTTGCATCTTCTATTGACAGCTGCCCGTCAAACATAGCTTGCAAAACTTCGTCGTAAGCTTTAATCAAATCTGACAACGATTCAATTTTTTGGGAAAAATTAACTTTTACATAATTTCGTGGTTTTGGGTCTGGAAACAATTTTTTGATGCAAGTGTTAATTGCTTCTTTGTCTCCTTTTTCAACATAGCTTTTAAAAACATCAAAAGCTTTGTTTAGCGTTTCCTCGCCCATAGCGTCAGTAAATTTGCAAATAGAAAAACGATCTTTTGAAGGCGATGGGGGGGCAATTTTTTTTTTTTCAGGAATCAAAATATCTGCGGATGATTGACCTAAGTCATCAAGCTTTTTTTTAATTTTGTCTTTTTTTCTTTGATTGATTGTCATATGGATAAATCATCAATAATTTTTCTGATTTTTTGAGGGTGCGACGTAATAATATGTGCGCACGTTATTAAATTAAGCTTTTCAACAGTTTCTACAGGCAATGTTTCATTTTTATCTAAGAAGTTAATAGCTATAATTTTTTGAATTAATTGGGATTGGGTTCTAAAAAAGGGTTGCTGCGAATTTGTGTTTAACCCCTGCTCAATATTTACGTTAAAATTTTTGATTAAAAGAATATCGCAAAGATCAAAATTTGTAAAAACAGACCAGTCTGGGTAATTATTGACAATGATTTTCAAAGCTTCTTTCAAAGCTTCTTCTTTTACAAAAACTTTTTCTTTTTTTTCTTTAGAACCTAAGGCAAAATACATGTGAATAACCTAATTTTAACTATCAGTATCTTACAATAATACCTAAAAAAAGAGTGTAAAAACAATGATTTCAAACAAAGCTAAAGCTTTAGACATAGCTACAAGCCTTTTTTTAAGTGAAAAATGCCCTTTCCCAGGGGATGAAGGCACTTATAGTGAAAAATTTTTAAAAGAAGTGCGGTGGCATAAACGCACTTTTGAAGAATTTTTAGAACTTGCCAAAGGACTTGAAAATTTTTTAAACGAATCTATCAAAGATGATAAATTAGCTTAAAAAGGTATTTCGTCATTTAACATGTCGTCACTTGCAACTGTTTGGGCACGTGACATTGTTGTTGTTGGAAAGCTTAACTCTTGAGAATTGTTGTCCGTCAAATTGTTTGTGGTTGCGCGACTGTCTAACAATGTAAGCTCTCCCTTAAAACGGGACAATAAAATTTCAGTTGTATACCGTTCTTGGCCTGATTGGTCCGTCCATTTGCGTGTTTGCAGCTGTCCTTCTAAATAAACTTTTGACCCTTTTTTTAAATAAAGTTCGGCAATTTCAGCCAACTTTTCATTCATAATAATAACGCGATGCCATTCTGTGCGTTCTTTACGTTCGCCCGTTGCTTTATCTTTCCATGATTCGCTGGTAGCTACGGAAAAATTAACAAATTTTGTGCCTTCGTCCTTAGTAAAATGCACTTCTGGGTCTTTGCCAAGGTTTCCAACCAAAATAACTTTGTTTATAGATGCTGCCATTTTTTCAATCCTTCTTTTAAATTGTTTATCATTCTTCGTCAGCTGGAAAAAAATTTTTAATAACTTCTTTTTGCTCTTTGTCCAAAAAATTATTCATAATCTCAACGTTTTTGTCAGTAATTGACTCTGCGCGTTTAAGTTCTTCTTTTAATAAATTAATAGAACTTAATAAACCTGATAAGCAAAAGTAAAGAATAACTAAAGAAACTATGTTAAGAAAAATTTTGGCGCTCATTTTTTAATCAATCCTTATAAACATGGCTAAAACCCTTATTATTTTAGCGTGTTAAACATCTTTTTGACATACTTATCCCCAGAATTTGTGGATAACTTTATTTATTTGGGGCAAAAACAAAACGGACAATATAACTTTCTAAAAAATCACCGCTTGATGATTGGTGTCTTTCCATAAGTCGATTTAAAACTGGTTCATACTCCATATGTAAACTTGCTCGTTCAACTTCAAAACCTAATTTGTTTTCAGCTCGCCATCCGTCTAAAAATTTATCTTCCAAAGACGGAACAACAACTTTTCTATGATGTTTCAAAACTTGAGCTAAGAAAGTATTTTGATAAACTAAAGTTCCTTTGGGAATAATAATATCAAAAGGTTCTAGCATTAAAAAAACATCATAATCAGTTTTTACATGGTAAACATGCCGTTCTAACGTGGCATCGTCAAAAATAGTTCTAGAATAGCGTACAATGCTTTCTTTACTACGTGCGGGCGACATTGGCGACTCTACGGGGGATGGGCGCAATGATTTTAAAGCGGTTTTTAACTCAGATTCAGTTGTGCCATAAACGGCCGTTCCTACCAAAAATATTGCTAATAATTTTTTCATTTGTTTTTTCCTTTTTTCACTCATCTGCATATTTATTGTTATCTTTGTCCCAAAGAATGTATTTTTGTGAAAAAAAATCTTCCATTCTGTTTAATATTGTTTCTTTTTTTAAAGAATGTACATATTTCAAATTTTGAGAAAACGTATCTTCAAAAACATTTGGAGATGAGAAAAACTCGTGTATTTTTGATAAAAGCAATTTGTTGCTTGCGGTTTTGTAAGTTTTCCTTCTAATAGTAAAAAATGAGCACCCAAGAATTCTTGCTAAATCATTTTCTGAAATTTCTAAGAATAAACAAATTTTTTTTACGTCTTCAATTGTTATATTATTTTTGTATACTGGTTCGAAAAAAAATCTTAAACAATTGTTTTTAGACAACAAAGGAAGTTGGTAAAAAACATTATCTGTTTTGGAAAAATTAGGGTGCTTTAAGTAAACTGACGGAGTTGCGTAAATCGTCAAATGATTTTTAAATGCTTTAAAAACTGTTTCCGAAACAATTGGTTCTTCTTGAAGCGGCAATTCGTCACATAAAGGCTTTGGCTTAACATGCTTTAAATAAGATGGGGCATATTGAATTTTGTACAAATTATCTTCTTTGTAAAAATTTGCACACAAAATGCGTGTTTGTGGTTTTTCGTAAAAAATTTCATTTGCCACAACAAATTCTGGTAAATCTTTTCTAAAACGTAATCGCATTTTTTTTAGTGAATATATATGTTTTTTTATTTAAAACATTTTATCACACCTTAATTTCAAAAAACAAGTAAAAAAAATATTTTCTTATTGCTCCCATGGGCGTTTGTTATCCGAATTTCCTAAATATTTTTGAGCGTGCACGCCGCTTTGAATTGTTTGTCTAGTTGTGACGGGCAAAGATTCTAATTTATTTAAATGCTTTTGAAGTAAATAGGGGTTTTTTAAACGCATGCCATTATACAACCAATTTACAATTTTAGGATTTGTCATCGCTTTAGCCGTTAAATTTGCCGCTCCCATGCCACTTAACATTGTGGCTAATGGTGTAATATCCCCTGACATAGCTGAAAATGCCGCTGTAGCAGCAGTTGCTCCTTTGTTAATTAATGAAGCGTGAACAGTTGAACCAGACGTGTTAGCTTCATTAAGAGTTTTTTTCAAATGTGGAATAGCGTCTGCAATTTTAAAAACTTTTTTGCGTTCTTCTGGGGTTAAATGATGTAATAAAATTTCTTTAGCATTTTTTTGAAGTTTATTAAACCCATTTGCCCATTTGTTTGGGTTAAATGAACCATCATTTGCTTTGCCAAGTTCTAACATAACTGAATCAGACAATTGTTTTTGTTCTGTTTTGTTTAATGATCCTAAGGCAATTTTAGCTTTCTGGGCGCCTTTTTTAATATCTGAAAACATGTTTATAAAAGCATCTGTGGCTTCTTTTTTATTTGCTTTAAAAAGTTCATTTAATTTGGGTATTTCATGCGTAGCGTATGCATGATAAACTTTGTGTGCTTCTTTCCAATTTTCAACAGCTCCATTGCCCAATGTTTCCATGCCAGGCTTAAGGCTTGTAAAAATATCATCATTTAAAGCTTTTGCAATCTGTTTTAAATCGCCTTGGCTGCTTTTTCCCACTAAGCCAAAGGTTGTAATTTTATCGCGAATATTTTTTTCAATTTGTTTAGCTTCGTAATAATTCAAACCACCACTTCGAAACGTGGAAAAAATTTCTTCAAGCTGTTGCACGGCTGGAGATTTTTTAAGAGATTTTTCGCTTAAATGAGCGGTTAATTTAGCAGCCACATCTATAAGTTTTTTTGGATAAATCGTTTTGTCAGGCAATTGGTTAACATCTTCTTTAATCTTGTTAAACAATTCTGAGTGATAAGATGATTCGTTTTTATGGCTAATACGAGCGCCTTTATGGGTTAAATTGGCTGCTTCTGTTTGACCAGGAATGACATCTGAATAATCGCCTTGGCGTAATCCTTCTAAAATTTTATTACGTTGAAGTTCTTTGGCCTCAGCCATAACGCTAGATGAACCTGGCGTATATCCTAAAATATGAGACCCTGTTTTAATTATTTTGCTTTTTGAAACATCTGGAAGCGTTGGGTTAATTCCGCTGTTTTGAAAATCTTCTATTGCATGAGGGTCTATTTTTAAAAAATTACCAGTTTTTTTTGCTAATTCTTGGTTGGCATATTCACGCCCAGTTTTGGTTAGTAAATGTCTACCGCCCCCTACAACAGCGCCTGTTCCCAATCCTGCCAAAGCACCTGTTCCAAGAGCTCCCCATAATTCATTCGGGTGTTCATTTATATAATCTTGCATAGCACCACTGGTGGCAGTTGTTGTTGCCACCGTTGGAACGGTTGGAAAACTTGATTCTTTTAAGTATTTTCCTAATTTTCCTATTTTTCCTGCACCTTTTGCTAATACACCCCCAATACCAACACCTGATGGCAAACTTGCTAAAGAACGCGTAATGGCTGATATTGTTTTTTCTTGCGGCGTATTGGCAGCCGTATAACCATGGGTTGCTGTATCTATTGCTTCATTAACATTTTCGCCTACAGGATTAAATCTATAATTATTTCCAATAGCAGATGCACCTAAGTTTAAAGCAGCTCTTACAGGAGTCGCTACTAAATCAGCAACATCTAATGCTCCTGTTACCACATCTTTTGCCCCACGTGCCAAAGAACGACCCAAAGACGGTTTAATATTTTCAGTGGCTTTAGTGCTTTTTAAACGATTTTCAAGCTCTTGCATGTGTGCAATGCTTTCAAGTGAAGCGGGAATGCTTTGTTTGCTTTTACTGTGCAATTCAGCAACTTTTCTTTCAAGTTCTTGCATGCGTGCAATGCTTTCAGGGGTAGCTTGCATTTTATTCACCTAATTGTTTTGACAATTCTGCTATTCTTTTGTCCACATCTTCCTGGCTTAATAATGTTTCATTTGCTGGTGCTTCATTTGTTGCGGGTAATGTATCAACATTTTTAGGCAATTTTCCATTTTCATTTTTAATCCCTAAAAAATTAAAAGGTGTAATTTTATCTTTTAACTCAGGATGTTGTTTTAATGCGCGCTCGTATTTTGAATAAGCTGTATCTGCTTGCCTTGGTGAAACACCATATTCGTTGTAAGAATCATTTACAAAATCTGCATAATCAATACCACGTGTAATATTTTCTTTAAATGATTGAATAACACGTTTGTTGGCTTCAGGATCGTTCCCTATATGAGGTTTTCCTTTTTCAATAATTCTGGCAATTTGGGCTCCCCCTCTTTGCCCAAATTTTCGGGTGGCATCGGCTACAAATTCGTTTGTAATTTTTTCAAACTCATCCATATCAGCTTGCGTTCCACTTGATAACCCCCCTGGCAATTTAGCATTCCAATACGATGGTAAATTCCGTGCAGCAAAATTTCCTGTATTAAGTTTTTCCATCAATTCTTCCATTCTTTCTAAATTTTTTAAAAGATTGGGAGCGGACCTGTAAATTTCATTAACTTCACCAAGAATTTTTTCATCAGGTTTTTGAAGTTTTGGTGGTTTTTTTTCCAAAGTTGCAGATTGAATCTGTTCAGAAGCTTTGTTATGACGAGCGGTTTCTCCCAAAGATGCCATATGATACGCATGGGTACGGTCATTATGTTGCTGAGTTTGAGAATAATCGGCAAGGATTTTTTGTTGCGCAACACGGGAGGTGTTGATAGCTTCCATTAATTTAGCCGCACGTACTTTGTTTTCATCATTTGCTGACATAATGCCTGTGCGTGCATTTTCCCCTGCTTCCATGCCTAAACCAACGGCTTGAAGAGGACTTCCATGTACATTCTTTAACAAAGTTGACGCTAAAGCCCCGTAATAAGCTTTATCAGGGTTTCGTTCATTTTTTAACCCTTGGGCACTTTCTCGTATTGAATCTATTTCTGGATTTTGCATAGCGGGTAAATCTGCATCCGTATACTTAGGAAATTGCGGCATCCCCCCCTCAGCAAATTTTTGCGTAATAGGACCGCCTCTTTTTTTACCAGGAATTAGGGTTTTGGTTAAATCTGCTAAACCAGCATTTGCAGTTGTGTAAGGATTTGCGGGCGCAGGTGCTCTATAAGACGCTGCGGCAATTTGCTCTAACCCAATAGGCATAGACCCTTGGTGAATGGCTGCTTCTCTTTGAAGTTGCTGCCACGGATAATTTTGTTCTTCGTCATGACGTAATTTTGCTTCGTCATACTCTTTTTGTTTTTGAGCTTGCTCAATGTTGCCAATATCTCGTAAAGCCGTTGAGCCCGCAAATTCACCAGCCGTTTTTTCTCTGTCAAGTGACGACCGTTTTTGCGCAATATCAAGAGTGGTTTGGCGATCTTGATTTAATGTAGTAGATGCTAATTGGCCTGCAGATAAATGCCGATCCTGTAAACGATTTGCTTGCTGAATAGCGTTTTCATAACCTTGTGCTTTAAACAAAGCTTTTTCTTTATGCAATCCTTTACCAATATCACGAGCTAATCTTTCACGCGCACGTTGGTTTGCCCCTGTGTGATAAGCTCCATGGGTAATAGCATTGGCCGATAGTTGAGGTAATTTTTCAAGCCAAGTTTGAATAGCGCTATCATCCATGGCGCTTAGAACTTCTTGGTTGTATCGATTTGAAAAACGATCATGTAATCGCATTGGATCACTTACCGCCGCCTCAATGTATCCTCTTACTTGATTATGAGTTTTATCTCGACTTGCTGCATCAATTTCTGAGCGAATAGTTCTGTATGTGTCATCTTGAGCACGCCTTCTAAGTTCAGCGTTCACCATTTCAGAAGCGCGTCTTTGATACCTGTTTAAAGGCGCTAATCGAGACCCTTTAAATGGGCTATATGGCAAATTTGACAACCCACGAGCACGCTCAACGCGTTGACGGGCGGCATCTTCAGACCATTTAGGCGCGCCTGTGATTTGATTAAATCCGTCAGGACTCAATCCTCTAGCAATTTTATCAAAATCAAAAGCCATGATTACGCCCCTTTCATGTATTCAAAAGGATTTTTGGCAGGAGGTGGCAATTCAAGGCCGTTGCTCATTTTGTGCTTTCTTAGGTTTTTAACCATTTTTCTAAACTCAAGAGAACCTCTATCAGGATTTCCATTGCCAATAATTGAAACGGCTACAGGGTCAATTCTGTATTCATCATTTGATAAATAAACGGGGGCTTGGCCTTTATGTTTTTCAAAATATTCTGTAAAAGAATGAATTTGTTTGGGGGAAACACTTTTTTTAATTTGGTGTTCCATTCTTTTTAAAATTTGAGCACCTGCCTCACTTGACCCATCCCCTAACATGCTGACAGAGGTGGCGTCTATAATTTCCGAATTAACGGGCACATGAGTTTTAATTTTATCTTGTTGCCCATTTCCAGGCCCTTTAATAATATTACCTTCACGATAAGAAACATTGCCGCCATGGGCATATTCTTCTAAATTGTATTCAGGCTCTGGGTATCGTCCCATGGCCATGTCTTCTTCTGTGGGGTTAAAATTTGGATTTTTAGTCCGACGATATTTTTTTGGGTTAAAGGGCTCGTCAAATCCCCTATCTTTTCGAATTTGAGAAATATAATCCCGTTGACGACGTTCTGCTTCTAAATTTTGTTTATGTTGGTGTTTTTCCCCTAAATACCCAAGCCCCATAGTTCCTAAGCTAGATAAAGCTTGAAATCCTTTTCCACTTACCAAATTTCCTAATTTTTCCATTAAGCCAGGTTGAACGCTTTGGGTCGCCGCTTGCTCTGTTCCTTTTAACAAACCTGCAACTGAATTTCCTGTAGAGCCTAAGGAATTACCAAAATTACCAACACCACCTGCAGATGGCGTCATTTGACCTATTTGGTTTGGCGAAAATGTAGGTTTGGCGCCTGCCATACCTTCTTGGCCTGGCATTCCAGCGCCTGCAGAACCCATTCCAAGCATGGCGCCAATACCACCCGTACCAGCAACACTTCCAATACCTAAAGCATTCCCTAAAGAAGCACCTGCTTGGAATAACCCAAAATTTTTAACACCACTCATAATTGAGTTTTGTAAATTATTTCCTGTAACGGCATGCCCCAAAGCATTTCCAATACCTGCGCCAACAGGGCCGCCTAAAATAGCGCCCCCTACAGTTCCAACAACCCGAACAACTTCATCAAAAAAACCAAATTCCATTAAACCAGTTTTTGAGTTTAAAGATGGTTCACCGCCTCTTAACGAAATTAATAAACGCACTAAATTTTCAGGCAAAAACGCTAATTTATTATCGCCGCCCTCGCCTAAATCTTCTAATTTATCAATTTCTTTTGTTTTTTCAGCGGGAGTTTCCCGATACGGTAAAGCAATTCGTTGTGCTTCGTCATAAGCTTTTTGCAAAGGTTCAGTTAATTTGCCATCGTCCGCCAAATCGTTGTACACAATCATAAACAATTCAACAATTTCTGGATTTTCTAAAATAGGGGCAATGGCTGAATATTCCCGAACACCTGTTTCGGGATCAATTGAAACACCCCGTTGCAACGTATCTAACGCTTGCAATTCCTCATCCATCATGTGGCACAAAAACATTTGTGGTTTTGCTAATTCTGGATTTTCTGCTTCAGCTTCTGCTTGCCAAGGGGCTGGAACATTTTGCAGTTGCTTAGAAATTTGGGCAGCAATATTCTTAGCCATTTAAAAACCCTTTTAAGCAACATCTTGATTATAAAAAGGCATTTCTTGCGCGTACTGCTCACGTTGCATTGCCTGCTGATTTGGTAATAAATTTTGAAGCCCTTGCTGCCCCATTTGACGTAAAGCATTGGGATCATTTCTATTTTGAAAAGCTTCTAATCCTGTTTTTGCTAAACCAGACAATCCGCCAGCAGCGTTTAACCCAGCTTGAGCTCCTGCACGTGCCACACCGCCTATTCCTTGCCCTTGCCCTAAAGCATTGCCAGCAGCCCCCATAACGTCACCTAAGCCACTGCCACGCATGTCTTGACCTGCTGTGCTTAATCCCGCACCCAAAGTTTTTCCAAGGCCTGCACCACTTTTGTATTTATCAAACATTGAATTAAAAGTTTTTCCAATTGTGTTTCCTGCAGCGGTTTCAGGACCTCCCATTTGACCTAATTTATTAGCCCCAAATTCAGCACCCTTATTTAAAGCCATACGCCCAATATCGCCTAACGCACCTTCACCCAATTTTTGGCCAGCATACTGAGCAACTTGTGGGAGCGCTTGTTGACCAATTTTAGCAAAAGGACTTTTGACCGTATTCCAAATGCTTTTTAAAGTGCCACCTAGTGACCAATATTCAGGAAAGCCGTCTTTTGGGTTTTGAGTTTTACCGCCCGCCATATAGTCAAACAAATGGTGTGTGTGCGGGCCTATTAATGCCATTTCTGTGTCGCCATAACGGCCATCTTGAGCTAATTGCTGCAAATTTTTTGCATGATGAGCATCAACATTGCCACCTGTAGCTAAATGATCTTTGTAATGGTGATGAATTGTTTCTCTTAAATGAGGGTGTTTTACTAAATCTTCCAACACAGGATAAGCGCGCATGCCTGTTTTTTTGTCAATTTTTTTAACCCCTTGCAAATGATCTAATACAGCTAATTCTTGTTTACTGATATGCACAGGAATCATTTTTCCAGCAGTATGAGGACTTGATCTTCTAACCTCCCCGCCATGTGCATAAGCATTGGGCATACCAGGGTTTTGCTGGTATTGAGATGTTGTATCGGGTTCATCCATGTTAGCCGTTGACGTAGGCGGTGAAGCAAACATTGCGCCTGGTGCAGACATGTTTTGCATGAAAGGTTGGTTTTGCTGCTGCAAATAATTTGGATACATGGAAAAACTCCTTTGTCAATTACGTAATTGTAACGTAAAAAAACAAAAAATAATATTCCAAAAACTAAATTATTGCGTATTTGATGCAAAAATTACGTATTTGATACAGAATCTACAAAAAAGCATGCCCACTGACGCCAACCTTCGTTGTCGTTGTAAGAAATATTGGTTGGAAAGGGTATGCTAGTTAAAGAATTTAAATTAATGAGTTGTTGGGCCCATTTTTTCCATTCAGCTTCTGATTCTGGATTGGGAATATCAAAATTAGGCAAATCATTTTTTATTTGGTTTGCCCAATCCATAAAATCAATTTTTATTGGCAAAACAGGAAAAGCCATTATTTAATCTCATTTCCAATGGTATAGTTCATTAAAGTTTTTCCCATTTGGTAATATCCTCCTTGAACATTGCTTCTAAAAATAAAATTAACAATTGAACCTTGAGCATTAATATTATCAACAAATGGTGTATTGTTTTGAAATGGAAAAGGGCCTTGCTGAACAGGTGTTTCAGCTGGGTAATTTTGGGTTGAAACGATTACATCCATTTGACCATTTTGGATAAAATCAGGCTGAATTCGGCGCGTGTAAATCATATTTGTGTTTTGTGGATCGTTTGAAAACAAATCAATTAAATGGGTTTGAAACCATGACTCAATGGCGTAATTTTTGCGATTAATAACTTTATCTAAACCAGTTTCGTGCAACCAAATTGGGTAGGTTTGAGTAATGCTAATAGGTGTTGGCGTTGAAACTGTGGCAGAATCAGCTAAAACGGGTCTTGAAAACGTATCTGGAATAATGCCAGAAGCTCGGTTTATGTCTGTGTCATACCAAATTTGATCTTTTACGTTAAAAATAACAGCTGCATTACATTCAAGAGAATCTCCTTTAGGGTAAAACCACCAAATTTCATCATATCGAGGGTTTACAATTCCAAAAATTTTAGCCGCTTGATCATAGTTTAAATTATTAAAAAAATAGTCAGAACACATGGTATTGTCTAGTTTGTTGACTATGCCATTAAAATAAAAAAATTGGTTTGCACCTATCCAAAAAAACATTTGGTTATACTGCACAACTGAATTTGGAGCTAAGATGCTTATATCGCTTTGAATAGTTTCGTAACCAAAAGTTTCAACATCGTTTACAATTGTATACGTAAGCCGAATAAGGCTGTTTAATGACCATAGCAATACGGCGGGAGATGATCCCCCACGGGTAATATTAGTACCAGATCGTGCGGGCATGCCTTTAACAATTTTTGTATTTCCAACTACTAAAAAATTTTTTGATGTATCCCAAGTAGTTACATCACCTTCATTAGACCAATACACAACGCCATCGTTTCCAAAAGCTAATAAAAATGGGGATACAAAAACAATACCGCCGCTTACTTGAACAACGTGCGACGGGTTTTGTTCATTAACATCTGTTACAGGTTGCAACACATTTAAATTTGTTGATGATCCGTAAAAAACAGTTCCGTTTATGGTATTTGCAATACCTAAATTGTTAGGCGCACAATGAGCTGTTATGTAAGACTCAACAACTCCTTCTACTTGAGTTGTGAATAAATCCATGGACCATTTGTTGTTTGGATCAATAGTTAATGTGCTAGGAGTTCTGGTGATTTCAGCATCTCCAAAACCTTGATTATTAATTGTAAAAACACTTAAAGAATTAGCACGACCTAAATACAAATCTACTAAATTTCCTGGCTTAGCCACAGAAAACATGGAATTAACAATGCCGCTAATTGGTTGCTCGTTATAGGTTGAATTAGATTGTCCC